TTCAGAAAGATTTATAATTTTGAATATAAAGAGAATGATATGTCTGTAAAGATATTACTTCCTGCACCTGCATACTTGAATATGACTAATACACAGCAGTTAATAGATAATGCAAAGAGCCTTACAACTGCTTTATCTGATATGAGACTTGCTACTGAAGAAGATGAAAAAGTTAAACAGAATTTTACTATGTTGTTCATGCAACAGCAGTTGGGCACATACATTGACTTCAGTATGGTTGATGATATTATTATGCAGGCTAGACTTATGGCTAATGCAGATAAGGATGACCCTGACTTAGCTGATGATGGAACAGATTATTAATTTTTGTCAGTATTAACTATTATATAATATAGAAATTTGGGAATATCTTTAACTTATGCCTTTCTTTATACCTTGAAATAAGTATAGAAAGGAGATATATGATGAGAAACACAGTCCTTCGATATCTCCTATTAATAGATGAAACTTTATAAAATATAAGTATATTAAATTTAATTATCTGACTCTTATTTTTGGAGTAAACTGGCACAGATTATTTAGTAGAACATATTTTATATTGTCTATTAATTAGCAGATTTCCGTTAGATCAGATAAAAATATTTAATATATTTTTCGTGTTGAAGCTGATATTTATATGAATAAAATGAAGCTAAAATATTTTAAGGTCTAGGAGATTAGAAATAATCTCCTAGATATTTTTTGATTTATATTTATCAATTTATTATATCTAGATTGTGGGAGGAGATTATATCCATGGGAAATTTATCTTTTAAAGAATTACGTGTTGCTATATCTAAATCATGTACAGCGGTACAGACAGAAGACATATCAGATAGATATGCATTCACACTTGATGCTATTAAGCTGGAAAACATACTTAAACAGAAGAAGTCGCCGTTACATGTAATGGCTTTTAATAAAGTTTTAGAGTCTAGAGTTCCTTCAGTAAAGGATGTACAGTTAATCACAGAGTATATGAGATTACCTGAAGAAATAGACAATACATTTAATGGAAAAGTTCAGGTTTGTGAATTTATGATTTTCTGTAAGCAGAACATTCAAGGACCTGTTGAAATAAATAACGAAGCAGGAGAAATAATTTCAGATAAAGATTTATTTAATTTCTGTAATAATGCAGAAGAATTAAATGAAGAGATTATCTATGGAATTATTAAGAATCTTCCTGTATATAAAATATTAATAACCAGAGAGTTTGATTATAATTCGGATATGTTTGAATATAAGATTTATATCAGATCAAACTATGAAATGGTTACATATTACAAAGCTCTTACAGATCAGAGATCTGCAACTGCAGTAGAACCTAAAGACGAACAGTAAAATAATGCCAATGGGATTCTATATCCCATTGGCTTTTAATTCATAAACCTAATTAATTTGCAATTTATATAGTTTCCCAAATGATTTGTATCCGCAGTCATCATATACCTAGCATTATCATCAATCACTTTATCCGAATAAGTATCCACATATTTCCAAAAACCCTTATATTTACGATTAAAGCAATCAATATTATTCATAAAAAACCAGTATTTAATTTCCGCTCCAGTATAAATCTTCCCATCATTTATTATACTAGATTTATCCGATAAATTATTATCGTCCTTAATCATTCTATAATCATAGTCAGGGTCTATATCAGTACACATATATGCATGAAGACCATCACTATGTTTAATCTCAGCCCCTTCTAATTCTCCTGTATTATAGTATTTAACAAATAATACTCTAAATACTTTACCATAGAATCCACTGAAATAGTAATTTCCTTTTTCATATTTATCACGTTTCCCCAAACTATAGGGGATAACATGTTTACTTTTAACAATTTCTTCTAACTTTTTGTTTCCGTAAGATATCGTTTTATACATATTCAATTTCCCCCATATATATTACGAATTACTATAAAGTTAGCCTTAAACACCAGAGTGTTAAATATTATTATTTAAACTCATTATAATAGTATAAAAAATAACATTTTAAAGAAAAATATTACAAACAAATAAGTAAAAAATATATGAAAAATGAGAAATAATGTTACCTTTCTTTTTAATTCTCCTTTTAATTGTATTTTTCTGTCATTTTTGCGATTCTTATAGGACTATTAATACTACTTATTCCTTCCATGTATTATATTTTCTTGTAAGAATGCTACGTTCCTCTATTTATTTTGTGTCGAATAATAAGGACTAGGATAGTTGTATCCTAGTCCTTATTATTGTCTTTTCCATAAACCATGTCATAAGGTTTCATCAATATACAATCTTCAGCATTTCCTAGCATAAAGATATCTACTTTATTTTCTTCTCTAAGGTATACACATACTCTTTTTACAAATTCTTTACCATCTACCCAATCTACAATAAATATTTTAGTCATATTTACTATAGCCATCTTATTCTGATACATGGTAACAAATTTTTCTTTATCTAAAATATTAGAAGTTAGTATTCTATCATTTAATGCTTTAATAGGAGATATTAATCCCATTTTACGTCCTAGTATATCGGATAATGAATAAAATGTAAGAATCTGTGTACTATAAGATGTGTCACAACCTATATAGGAGAGATTACAGTTTTGATGTAGATTTACTTTACTATATGCTGGGTCTTGATCTATAAATACATTTATAGGTATATTATACAGCATCTGATTCTTTAGTATATGAATTCTACAATATACATTAAACGGTAAACTGAATTCTATTTTATGTTGTTTAGAGTCTTTATCTGTATGAACCCCTATACATTTAATATCATCACAGTCTTTACCTACCGATATTGCTTTAAATGAACTATAATACTGTTTATCATCTGCTATATCTAATAATAACTCAGATAATCTTTCCTCATTACTTTTAGCCTGTTTATTAAGATTAATAGTATCATGTATTGGACTATTAAGAAATTCTAAATCCATATCTCTATTATCACCAAAGATAAATGAATTCTTTATGAGATATGTATCATCTTTATCATCAGAGAGGTAAAAGAAGAATTCTACCCCATCTAATGAATCATTACGCTCATCTAATATATTAAATCCAACAAAAGCAAAGTCTTTTACTTTGAATTCTCCATCATTAATAGCATCTTCATTGACTTTTACATCAACATTTATTGCCATAATTCTAACTCCTCTAATTTCTTTTGTTCAGTATCATCTGAATCTATATAAAAATATGCTTCTGTGCCAAGAACAAACTTCCTAGTTCCAGATTCTTCATCAACTACCATGACTACTATTTGTGCTTCTGTGCCATTCTCATCTGCCCTAATTATATAACCTTTTTCCTTAGCTCTATATACTTTGTCTAAGAAATCCTGATTATGCCTAGGAGTTTCATCACTAGAGCGTTCAGAAGGCTGAATAATAGTATCACCATGGTCTAAGTTAACTAAATCTTTGAAATATTCTACATAAGCAGTTTTACCAATCCATTCATCATTGGATACATGAACTATCCACATTTTCTCTGAATTATATTCTTCATTAAATTCGGGCCAGTTACTAGCCATAGGTAAAAATGCCTCATCAAATCCTTTATATCTAGAATATCTATATCTTGGATATATTTTATACTTAAGTAACTCTCTAGTATCTGCTACTATAATATTAAATAGAGTATCTACTAAAATAGCAACATAAGGCTCACCCATATCAAATCTTAATACTCTAGTATAATTCTCATAAGGACCTTTATGCCCATCAAACTCTGGATGCTTCTTTTTAGATACAGGTAATCTAAAATTAACTGTTAGAGTATTCTCATCTCTATAAGGCACAAATAATAATTTGTCTATAAAATCAGGATTCTGTGCAGGATAATTATCATGACTTAGTAATGACTGATCTTTCCATATATAGTCTCCTGTATAATGTAATAAGTTCTGAAGCATTAAAACCATAATTATTACTCTCCTTGATTATTAAGGTTAAGTGTCAGTGTGTAAATATTAATATTTCTATTATATTTCTTCTTAAATAAAGTATATTTATATAAGAGTCTGTTATAATCTGCTTCATAAACACGAACTGATAATCTATCAGCTTTGTTTAACTTGAAAAATGATTTATCAACTGTTGTAAATGTTCTGCTATGACGTAATGAAGAATCTACGAAATATTTCATACCACCATCTGTAGGTCTATATTTAGATAAAGTTTCAAATTGTTTATCATCTAAACAATCTTCATCCACAAATACTGGTTGACCAGCACAATATGTAATAATCTTTATCTTTTCAACCATATCACTAAATAGATCGGGTCTATCTATTATAGTATTGTCAATAGAAAATGAACCAGGGTTTTCATCGTTTCTCCAGAAGCAACATATTAAATCTACTGGATAATGCTCTGGTAATTCTACCTCATACATTATACACCAATTTTCGATAAAATAAAGGGTACGGTTAAAAACCATACCCATTAAGTCATCTGCAGACATTGAAGCAAAGTTAAATATGAGTGATCTAAGATAATTAGCATCATCTCCTACAATATTCATATATATTCCTTTCTAATTATTCGGTCTTTTATTATAAAATCTGAATGGATTAATAGCTCCGCCAGTAACATTAACAAACGGCTGAATAATCTTATCGTTAGTTACACCTACAAATGGACAAGATATATATTGGCCATTTGTATATTGATATGCATCTATTAGATAATTATATCCAATATCACAAGTACATTGTGTCATATAGAACTCTTGTAAATCTTGTACCATTTCAGATACATTTGCAAGATGTAACCATCTATTCGCAAATACTATAATATTATCACATACAAGATTCTCTACAAATTCTCCACCACGCTCATACTTTTCATTTGCATATCTATTCTCATTTTCATAGACTTTATTCTCAATCTCTATCTTACCAATCTGAGTATTAGGAGCAATATTATTCTCCAAATCTATAGAAGGATAAAGACTTTTATAATCATAGTCTTGTCCTGTGTCTGCAATATTCACAGGTTTTCCATCTATTTTCAATTTTGAATAATCACTCAGATGTAAAGGATCACCTACTAATGCTCCTGCAAACTTATCCGGCTTCTCATTCCATTTATTGACATTATTTCCGATTATATAACCAAGTTTATCCCATTCTTTATTCATTCTATTTATAAGATAAACTGTTTGTCTATGAATCTTCTTATATGAAGTATTATTCATTAATGCTTTTGCAAAGATATATTCCATATCATTACATTTAAACTCAATACAATACTGAACAATAACGTCGAAGATATTATATAATACAAATGTCTTAAAGTCTAACCAAGGAAGCATAGCAATATCTTTAGTAATATGAGAATAATCTAACTTATGAACTCCAGCAATCATAGTTCCGATATCATCCAATTTGAATGATGTAAAACTACCTATCTTTGCTTTACGTCTGGAACAGAACTGTATCATCTGGTCAATCCATACTGTATTACCCGATATAACTGTATAATCTCCTCTTTCTGCAAATTCTGAGAGATTCTTATTATCTACATAATTATATACCTGTCTCATTGTCCACGATTGATCGCACATGATATCAACAGGGTCATATCCTAATACTTTAATTCTCGCTATTATATATTCCAAGTCGAATCCAGAACTATTCCAACCCATGATAAAATCATTATCATCTCTATGGACATCACCAAAGAATGTACTAAGTAATTCAATCTCACTATCAAAGAATCTAATATTTACAGTAAACTCTTTCATATTATATCTAGTAAACTGTTTATATCCACCAATATTTTCTTCAATGAAGTTCATTATATCAGAATGACTAAATATATTGAAGCTATATTCATTCTCAAATTCTTCGATTAATTTATTCTTATCATTCCTTAATAGATATGAGTTAATTGTATGAGTTTTACCATTTAGATAACCCACACAGTTTATAGGACATTCACCCATTTCGGTGAAGTCTCCAGCCATATATCTGGTATCAACTTCGATATCGAAGAATGATTTACTTAATCTATGAATATTATTTGTGAATCTATTACCAAATTCTTTTCTATAATAATCTTCTATATTTACATCAGATGCAAATACCTGTGGTAATGTATGAAGCTTCTGATTCTCACTATAATTACCACTCTGAAGATTGCTATTATAAAAATCTATATTACCAGTTCTTTCTGCTATAGACTTCAATAACTGAGAATATTTACAGACAACTGGTTCTACTTTTTCCTTCTCTATGAATAACTGATTATATCCAGGGTCAGGTTCTTTCATAATATAATAAGTAAAGTTTGGCTCATATATTATCTCATGATGCTTCTTACCTGTACTATTATCAGAATAAACAATCGCTAAATAATCTTTAACTCTATTACCTTCACTATCTTTAGTAGGTCTTTGATAAAAGACATTATGTACTGTCAAATCTGCGCCATCTTGATATTGATCTAACATGCTTTGCCTCCTTATATATTTTATGTGTCGAGTTATATAGATGTGATAGGTATATTAAATTGTCAAAAAGAAAAGGGGAAAACCCCTTTTCTCTTTTTATAAATGCCGTTTACGAACGACATTTATCTTCCCAATCACGCTCTTCCATACCATGACATTCGGTTACATTACCATCTTCATCTACATGAATATGATCATGTTCATCCCAATTGCTGTCTTTGGCATTGTAGATTTCTGTACCGTTTCCATGGACATCAATCTTAGAGTCATATTCACCATCTTCTGAAGTTAAATGATATAACTCACAGTCCGTAGTGTAATTAACCTCTACACCATTCTCATCGATTTCTGTGTCATACTTGCACATAGTACTAATCCTCCTTTGTGATTGAATTATTTATTTAAACACCCGCTTTCATCGAATATGTCTTGATGAAAGTAGTGTCTAAACCACCTGCAAAATTGCACATCCAACGTGCTCTATTAATACATTCAGGATAATTAATCATAATCTTAAGTTCATGCTCTCCAAAGTCAAAGTGTGATACAAGATGGTACAGATTTGCATTATCCATAGGCTGCATCTTCTCAGCAGCTTGAACTAATTCATTAGAGTAGTCCATCTCTTTAAGATATTTACCAAGTTCTGATAAATCTTCCATATTAATATCCTCCTATTCTGAATACATAGTGATAGCACCTATAAGGCCACCTGCCATAAGTGCAAAGAAACCAATTATTATAGCCCACTTACTAATGGTAAAGAATACCAATGAACCTCCCATACAAAAATATATGGCAAATGTGATGAGTGCTGTTAATACACAAACACTCATAAATCCTAATAATAACCCTACTGATAAATCTCTAATACTTAATGTTTCTTTCTTCATAATAATACCTCCAAATAATAATTATTATTCTTCCTTCAATAATACTTCGCTTACATACTTATCATATAATTCAAGCATCTCATTGCAGCCATCTCTAATATCAGGTGCAATCTCATTAAATTCTCTAAATCTAATATCTCTTTCTTCAAAAGTTCCATCTTCAATATTATTACCATATTTCTGAATCCAGTCAATCATCTTATCCTGATTCTGTTCAATCTTATCTAAGAACGATAACCCTACAGTATTCTCGATGTATGTTCCAAATCCATTACATAATTCATAATCAATTATAGGACTTGTCTCTTTCAATAATTTTACTACCTTGCCATAGTTTACTCTAAATTTAAAGTATTCTTCAATTTGCATAAAGTTGGGATTTTCCATATTTTTATCTCCTTTCGCTATTTAATTATAAGAGTCTCAATAATCTTGAGTTCATTTATTATATTCAGTTGTATTTCTTTGATCCTATTTTCAAATAGGCATTTAACCTTCTTATCATCTAAATCAAACGTAAACACATTATGTTTACCTGTCAGTGTATTTAATCCTTCATATCGAATATTTACACCAGATTTAATGCCTAATTCTTCAGCAGGAACCTTAATGAAGTAATATCCACTACAATATTTATAATTAGTTGTGGATAAATGTTTTAATTCACCATCTTCTATATAGTATCTATAAAGTGGTTTATTATCTTCCATATATTTAATCTCCTTTCGTTTAATGGAAATATTGTTTGCTTATTACCTATATAATATATAATTGAAATTTTGAACTTTTACTAATTTGTAAAACTTTAAGAAAATTACATTCTATTAATAATCTATGATTATAGGAGGATATATTACAATGGGCGAAAATGCTAAGTACGATCAGGGAAAGAATAGATTAGATTTAGTCTTCCCTTCAATTATAGAAGAGATTGGATTTATTAGAACTTATGGTGTTCAGAAGTATAAAGACCCTGATAACTGGAAAAGAATAGATAATGCTAAACAGAGATATACAGCTGCAGCTATGAGACATTTTGAAGCATGGAGAAAAGGTGAGAAACTTGATTCTGAATCAGGTCTAAGACATCTTGCACATTGTGCGACAAATATCATGTTTTTGTTGGAGATTGAACGTGAAGAAGAAGCTACAGAAGCAACTGTAGTAGATGTTATGCCTGACCCAGATGCTCCTGCTAGTAACCCTGAAGAAGAAAAATTTGTAGAATTATTAAAGGATTATGATTTAGTCGCCAAACTTAGTGCAGCTATAGAGAAGAAGAAAGCAGAAGCTACAGAGACCGCTAAAGAAGAAAATAAGGAGAAAAATAATGTCTGAATATTCAATGAATTCGCTTAATTTTGGCTATGATTTTGTTAATCCCGTTATACCAGGATCAACTAATACACCACAGCCTGTTACTACACCTCAGCAATTACCTTCATATCAGATAAATACTACTTTAGCTAATGCTTCTGATCCTGTTATAGAAGGACCTAAGAAATCTATCTTTACTGTAAGACCTGATGAGGTTAAACCTACTAAGGGAGCTATATTACCTGCTCCTGATGCACCTCAGATGCCAACTACAAGAAGAAAAAAGAAAGAGAATGAAACAGATACTACTGCTATTGTTAGAGCAGGTGATAGTAATCTTCCTGCAAATAATAACAAAGAGTTATCTACAATGTATAATTATGCTCAGACTACAGCACTCTTAGGTAATACTCTATCTCAAGCAGATGAATTAGCTAATGATTTAATGTCTGAGTTTGATAATATTAAAAACAGTAGAACTCTTAAGAATAAGTATATGATTCTTACTAACTTATCTCAGTCTATGAGTCAGTTATTGAATACAAAAGCTACTATTCTTAGAGAGATTAATAGTAGTATTACTAAAGCTACTGAACTTGATTACAAGAAAGAAAAGGATAGACTTGCTGCTGAAGGTGCAGCTAATGATGATAAGTATATCATGGATCTCTATAGCAGTTTCATTAATAATCCTGCAAATGGTGTTAATGGAAGTCCTGCTACATTAGCTCCTACTCCTATAGCAAATACTGTAGCTTCATCTGCTAACTTAGGTGGAATTATTAGATCGCCTTTAGCTGGTTCTAATCCTCCTCCTGCTGGTCAGCCTGTTGATGTAGGATACTTGAATTACTTAAGTAGAATTACACCTCAACAGAATAGTATGATTATGGAGAGTGATCCTAACTGTAAGATTTGTGTAGTATATGACGTACAAACAGGAAACAAATTCTTCAGTGCAATGAATATGGCAACAGGTATGACTGTACCTAATGTAGATTTACCTTCCGATAGATTTATTCAGGACTTAACAATAGACCTTCAGAATAATGTAGCAAAGAATGCTAATCTTCATATGGTTTATCCTCTTGTCGTAATCAATAATGATTCAAATATAGCACAGAATTACTAAAAAATAAAAGCCAGAGAGTATTATACTCTCTGGCTTAGTAATAGATTATCACCACGATAACACAATAGTAATATGAATAAAGCTTTAGAGAAGATTTAAATATTACTTTGCTTTAGTTATAACATGGAGTTTGATTAATCTATATAAGATATAATCATGAGATATATGTTTCTGATAAATAGTGGGGCTATTTATACAGAATTTTATCAATTATCCAGGACATAATCCTATAGATAAGTCGATTGTCGATATGATAACGGTAGCATACGAACATCCAAAATCGGACTTCGATGTACTCTCTAATCAAAGATGATAATCTTTTCATAGATATCACATCCTTTGCATGATTATTTCTTCTCAGCTTTATTCATATTTATAATATATAATTGAAATATTGAACTTTAACTAAGAAAAAATAAAAGCCAGAGAGTATAATACTCTCTGGCTTAGTAATAGATTATCACTGTATTAACAATGAAATAATATGAATAAAGTTATAGAGAAGATTTAATATTATTCATTTAGGTTATATACAGCTTTTGATTAATCTATAAAGATATAATCATAAAAATATATACTAACTAATAACGTGGTGGTTATTTAGTAAGCTTCATAAGAAGCCAATACAATATTTTATGTATTGGCTTCTCATTGTGTATAAGATGGCGGTATATCAATATACCAATTTGGATATCAATATAACTCTTAATCAAAGAAATAATTCTTTTCATAAGATGTATCACCACCTTTATGATTATATTTCTTCTCAACTTTATTCATATCTATAATATATAATTGAAATATTGAACTTTAACTAAAAAATAAAAGGTCTGTAGAGTATTATACTCTACAGACTTTCTTTTAGCATTTAAATCCACCAGTCATTTGAACCGAAGTCACAGTATTATTAGGTTTCTTCAAACCTTTAATAGGAGCATTAGTAACAGAGGTAACCTTAGTCACTTTACATCTCTCTAACTCTGCTTTCTTATCTTTAAGCATGTCCTGAGCGATAAGTAACTGTTCTCCTCTGTATACTCCAGCAGCAATCTTTGATTCTAATTCTTTGATTTCTCTTTTGAGTTTATCAGCATTAGGCATTGGAATATTCCTCCTTTATCTTATCAAATAACATATCTAAATCAATAGATATATTCTTTAAACCTTCAAAGGCATTTATCTTAATGTCATAAAAACCATCGTCCATTAAATTTCCAATTTTTACAGTATGAATTATTTCATACTTTTCCTTAAGTTTATCATTGGATATCATATTCTTGATGATTTCTTTACCGCTAACAAAGTTAATCATAAGAAAGTTCTTACAACCTACGTAAGGGCTATAATAATCTTCATCTACAAGATAATCTGCTATATACTTTGGATATTTACTACTGATATATGTATTAATATCTCTATACATCTCTGCTTGTATAGCTAATTTATTATCAACTTCATCAATATGATCTGGATAAACCTGAATTACATCTATAAGACTCTCTAAAGGAAAATGATAATGATCATCAGAATTAATCACTCTTAAATCGTAAATATCATAAAATTTAGTAAATTGGAGATTAGATATAGCTTCCATTATATCACCATTACATATATCAGACATATTACGGATTAATAATAATATCTTCATAATTCTCCTCCTTATCTATTAAAGAAATTCTTTCCTGATTTACCTTTCGCTTTACCCCAATCATCATCGTCATAACTATTATATCTATCTATATTTCCATTTCCATTCATATCTACTATCCCTACATCATAAGGCATAGTCTTTATATAATTCGCCATATTTGCTCCGGCATTATATAAATCTGTATTAGCTATGAAATAATAGAATGATATAAAAGTATCTATAGTCATATCGACAAATCTATCCTTAGAATTAACTAGCATTCTAATTCCTTCTTTGTCTGTACCATCTTCATATCTCACTACTATAGGAGCAAAAGCAAGAAACATATAATCACTTAACTTAAACTCCTGTATATCCCATTTACCTTTAATTTGTAGTTTGTTATTTTCATCAAAGAAAAATATTCTACTACTACCTACAAACCAAGGCATTATCTTATTATCGATAAGCATCTTTAAAAGCCATACATCATTTGCTCTAAGGATAACACTATTTCTAAAATCCTTAATATCATTAATCATGAAATATGGTCTCAAATCTCTCTTAATAGAATAACTATTCTTATTAAGATTAGACGATGTATAATGAAACTCTGAATGAAAGTTTCTAATACCTTTATCATTAGTCTTTCTATTTAACTGCATACAAATAGAAAGAGTTATATCATTCGAAAAGTATAAAATAGTATCAGATATTTTATCAAAATCTGTAAATACTATATCTCCCATAAATCCCAGCTTCCTTTCGTTTTATATATCTACATACCAGCTTCTCTCATTCCTATTAAAGCATCTAACAAAGCCTGGTACTCATTTAATAATACAAATAATTCCTTCGGTGGATCTTTATCATTATCTGTATATTCAAATATTTTTTCTGTAATATCTTCAATCGCTACCGAAGCTCTAATCATATCTTCATTGATTAAATCTCTCATGATAGTGCACTTTACACCACTTGTGTTCATATTTATATAACTCCTTAATCAAGAGTTTAAAAGAATCTCTGAGGTATTAAACCTCAGAGAATACTTTCTTACTTAATACTGATGTAGTAAACGCTGTTGCAATAGAATCACAGTGATTCCTAAATGTCTTTAAAATATACATGTTTGTTTCATTCTCAAACTGGTCATAGTTATAAATGACACATCTAAACATCTCTGTGACTTTGTTATACTTTACAGTATAAGCTTCTTCCGAACCTGGTTTAATATTATCAGCAGACACTTCTTTAATATGTCTAACGACTCTGTTATTAATATTAACGAATACTGTGTGCTTATAAATAACCTTAGATTCATTTCCCATTTTACATTTCCTCCCAAAACACTGATTACTTGAATGTTGGGGTGGTTGTAAAATATCTTATAATTTATAAATGTCTATAGGATTCAAACTAAAGTACTGGTCATTGATTAATTGAATAGCATTGTTATCCTCTAAATCAATGAATGATAACTCTAATGGTTCAGATGAATCATTGTATATAATATCTTGATATAAAACATCTAATGCTTTATATCTACTCTCTACTAATTGAAGAGGTAATCCTGTAATAAGAGATTCATCTGCACTAGTAAGCATATCTGGTGTGACTGTTATATCAGAGCCATTAGTAATAGAATTGATTATCTTGTTAGCCTTTGTAAAATTCACCAAAGCAGTGATTCCTCTATCAGGAAAACGATTTAGTGCTGCTAAGAGCACGTAATTACGGCTAGATATGCACACAGTAGATTCATTTAAGACGAATTCATCTTTTTCCTGACAAATCATACGCCAAAAGCTAATTTGATGCTGAAAATGCGATTTTGGACATATTATCTCTGATATGTCTTCTCCCATAGCTTTCTTTGGTCTGATGTAAGCTACATCATCCAATATAGTTGTAAGTTGTATAGGATAGCTATCTGCTGATATAATAATACTAGGAACATCTCTTCCATAAGATTTCTCTTTCTTAATAATATTATAGATAGCGACAGATGATTCAAATTCAGATTTAATAAAATATATCTGAGGAAGATATGGACACATGATTTCTAATAACTGAATATTCTGTTCTACCATATCGTAGATAAGTTTATTATTTATCTTTTCTTTAAATATCTTATTATATCCAGCTACAAACTTACTATTTATTTCTGGAATATTATATGAAGATACTAGGAATATATTTGTCTGTACTCCTAACTTCTTGAAGTAAGTTCTATAATGACCGCACATATTTATCAATGTAGAAGTAAATACTGTATAGTCAGTTATATTAGTTACATAATGCCTGGAGAATATAGACTTATATATTCCATAGATATCTATGAATAAATCAATCTTAGTTGCAGATGATCCAGCAAATGCGTATTGAATCAGTTGATCCATTCTAGTATATTTGATGAAGTATCTAGTCATAAACATTTCTACCGGTATCGAAGCAGATTCATTATTCTTCATCTTCATCACTTTCCTTATTATCTTCTTCTGAGTAAGAAAGGAGCATATCTCTCATGTCGAAGTATTCACCAGAACTTGTATCTATATCATCATCTTTTTCAAGATTAGTAACAGACTCTTTAAAATCATCTCTCTTTATAAGAGATTTTAATACAAGCTTAGTTCTACCATAACCTTTATCGGTCATAACTTCAACTAACTGGTTAGGTCCTTCTTCTGTCATGAATACAACACCTTTGTTTGCTCGTTCTGTTCCGTCCTTATCAATAAGCCATCTTCTTATCTCAAGACGTGCTTTAGCAGGATCAGGTTCATCTCCTTCTTTAATCCATTGCACGTAACGCAATGCTGTATATTGGTTACCCTTCTCTTCTACAATTTCATTTGTTCTATCTAAAAATATAAATGGTTTTATAGGTCTGTCATCAGATTTATTAAACATTATAATCACCTCATAATTAGAAAAAAATGATGTGCTGGACTCCTGCCCAGCACATCATATTGTTTACATCAGACAAATTATCTGATAATGGAAAGTCCCTGATTGGTATTGAGACCGAACTGCTTAGCTAATCTATCAACTTCGCTACTGCTTACTCTCTCGATAGCAAGAAGGTAGTTGTTAGTAGCTGTAGGGCCAACGAATGAGAATGAAGGGATGGATCTGATTACTCTTACACCATATACCCACTCGTCATTGTCATTTCCATAAATAACCTCTGCAATCTTAGCAGGATCAAGATACTTAACCTGTGTAAACTGCTGAGGAATTGTGAAGTTCGAATCAGCAACTTCAGACACCAGCTTTGCCCAGTTTACTTTACGAACATTGTCTTTTGTTGAGAAGAAATCATTGAATACGAAATCTTCAAGTCCCTGTCCCTGTTCTGTAAGATAATATCTATCTCCATTGATGAGACGGTTACTATAAGATCTTGTGGATCTTAAAGTAGAGTTAACTGCAGAAGCAGTTGTGTCTTCCTTGCTGCATGCAAAAGGAAGTCCCTTTTCTTCTACTCTGTGGTTGAAGAAAAGGTCGATTGCAGGACGATTGCTACCAGGAACAAAATCGAACATACAACCTTCATAGTCGGAATAAATGTTACTGAACAAAGCAGAAACGCGCTCACAGAGTTCAGTTGAAGTTACATACTCAGCATCCATGATTCTCTTCATGTCTTCATGCTCTGTTACGAGATCTGAAATTTTGAACTTCACTGTCTTGGCAGCGTCTTCGTTGATGTTTGACATAATTATGTCCTCCTTATAAATAAAAAATATTCTTCGAATAATTTTCGATTTGTTCCAGCAAGAGAATCATTAAGCTGGGATAGATTCTCTTACTGGATATGACTTTATTAAATATGACTGTGAATAATACTTAATTCAGTCATACAAATCTCCAATCATTCACTTATATAATATATAATCAAAATTATTTTTGATTACTATATTTGTTGTAAAATTGAATTCTTAATTTATCGATTGCTGAGAGTTTATTCTCTTCTTCGATTAAATCAGATTCTCTATGTTCTCCATCAAGAATATATGAGATAATATATGTAATATTAGTTGTATCTCTGAGTAAGACATAGTTGGTATTATTGAACTCAGCTAAGTCTATATCTACATCATACTTCATGATAATACATTTGTCCTGGATGTTTAATCTAAATGTCTTAGCTATGAATGCTCTTAATTCAGCATTAGCATAAGATACTTCAAGACCATTTTCATCTTTAATATCTGTATAGTCAGATATATCGAAATCTACAGCAGATACATTTCTCATAGTATCCATATCTGTCTGTACATTATTCTCAATAAGTAGGGTCTTTAAATCTCTACACCATCCATCATGAGATATTCTGTTATCTTTAGCAGATACATAATTAGGATCAATAGTCTTCATATGAATCTGATATAATTTCTCTAATACTTTATCATATAAAGTAGTATCAATCATCTCTAATACATCATTTATGGTATCTGTTAAATAGAAGTGTACCATTGTAAAATTAAACACCTCATCACAAGCAGCCATCATATAATAAGGAATTTCAACAGGACAATTCTCTCTAGAACAACATACTCCCGCTAACTCTTTTGTGTCACCACTAATGATACCATAGAAGAAGTCATTTACAGACTGCCTACAAATAGCATACGGCTCATTGATATTGAGTTTGATATCTACCAATCTATATAATGAGAAGATGACATCATAATTCATTAATGTTTTAATCTTATCATCCTGCATACCTACTTTAGCTACAGTAACAAAACCAGTAGGTTCAAGAGGAGTATAACCAGATAACTCTTCAATACCGATTACCTTCTCTTCATTAGTATCACAATTCTTAATCTTTACTTTATTATCGTCTTTTATAATTTTAATAACTCTGACTAAATCAACCTCTTCTGAATCTTCTTTATTCTTAAAGAACTTATATCCTAAATATTTTGATAATTTCTGTTCTTCTGTAAAAGTTTTCTTATTAGATGTAAAATAATGTGTAGTGGCCATAAAAGAACACCTCTCCTATATATTTATATTGTATATAAATGTGAATGATATTGTAAAAATGCAAAATTATACCCAAGGAATACTAAGATTCCTCAGGCATAATTTGATTTTTAGGAATTTATGTGATTAATTTTATGTTATACTGTTTGTAAACCATCATACTTGAAATCATAATTAGCAAGTCTATCTGCATAATACTTAGCAAAACCTTTGAGATTATGTAAATCAGGTTCACCTGCTTCTGCAATTAGATTCTTATATAAGTCAAAATCAGAAGATAACTTATCTAAATATTCTTCAGCAAGTTTCTCATCATTCTCTTTCATATAAGTTGCTAATCCTCTATTCTCATATAATAATACTTTAATAGAATCTATATCAGAATAAGAGCATTCCATCAACTCTTTATGATTTCTATAGCATAATTCCTTGATATTCTCAGGGTTAATCTCTATTAGCTTGCTATCAGGATTCATATATGCTCTCACTTCTCTAAGAATAGAATTAATTTCTTCATTATCTGTGCAAACTTCCAAGAATGATTCCATTACTTTTGTATTCTTAGTATTGGATTTCATATTTTCCATAGTCGTAGCACATAATTTATCATAATCAAGAGCATCTACAATGAACTTAATCTTCTTGTCTATTTCCTTTTGCTTATAATTAGGAATTTTTCCTTCAAATAAAGCATAGATATTTATAGCATTCTCATCTGTCTTAGATAAATCACCAGGTGTAACTAAGTTAGATGCTTTATTAGTGATATCTATTCCAGCAAGTTTAAGAATATAGTCTACAAACTGGCTACAAACCATTTGCATAGACTGATCATCTTTCTGAATATTAAATGCTATATTAAAATAGTTCATCTTATCATACTTAGTATTAGCCTGATTTTTCTCATAGAATGCTAATTCTTCTTTAACCTTCTTCTTAATGTCTTTATCTACAAAGAAGCATAATACCAATAAGTCATTGATATTGAGACTTGAATATAAATCAAGAGATTCTATACGGAATCCGCCTTGTTTATTATTCTCATTCAACTCTTTAGCACTAAATGTATAAATCTTATCAAGCTTACTATTAAGAGCAATACCAGCATGTGACCAATATGATTTAGTCCATTTCTTAATAATCTTTCCTAAAAGATTATTAGATGAAGTAAAGGTTAAGAATAATGGTTCTAGCCTACTCTTATCCCCAGTAATACCAGCACCTTCTATCAATTGTTCTGTAGATAATGCTGTTGCAGGGGCTTCATCTCCAGGCACTTCATAATCAGTTAAATCGATAATATTAGTTTGCATATTATCATTATACCAATCGGTCTGTCTTTCTTTAGCATCCTTTACAGACTTACCATTAATTCTTCGATAAGGAAACCAACCTAACTGAAGTATAGAATCTTCTAATTCTTTCTTCTTTTTCTTATCAGAAGTAGACTCTAATTGATTCTGAAAATTCTCTATAAGAGTATAATATTTCTTAGGCTCACTTATATTGATATAATCTGATACTGTAATCTTCTTATCAGGGAATAAGCTACAATACTCTGTATATGTAAGTAATGGAACCATCTGAGGAATATCATTTGAATAATCAAATTTGGTGTTCTCTAATGATATTCTTTCATCACTACCTTCTAAGATATTCTCAATATTGATAAAAGCATTCTCTATTAAATCATAATCATATTCTGATTTAACACCATCCTCAGCATCAGATGAAACTGATAAACTTTTTACCTTCTTATATGCTTCATCTACAGTTACACCCCATATTTTAAGAGAGAAACTATTAGAAATATTTTTAGCAAATTGAGGTAACTGTTGATATCTCTGATAAGCCACATCTACTGAAAAAGGTTGACAATCTACTACAGGAATAATAACCACATTAATAGGATCATTATTCATAGCTATTCTAGTCTGCTCCATTTTTTGATTTAATAAAGTCATAGATAAATCATTATCTATAAATGTAGCTGCTTCATTTATCGTAGTAAGTTTAGCTTTCTGCTTTTCATATAACTGGATATTGGTTATTCCATATCTAGCTAAACAGAGATCATTAGATACTCTCTTCTGATCATCTGTCAAGAGATTCCATTTATTAAAGTCTATCTCTAAATCATTTAAATTATCACAAATATCCAAAACATTATCTGTAGTCATATCTACTCTCCTTTTGTGATATTATTAGTTACATACTCTACTAATCTTTGTTGCATATGAGATTCATCTTCATATTCTATAGCAGAATCTTCAAATATAATTTGATTATTAAGCATTAATCTATGCCCAAATACAGCTTCATATAAATCTGATTCAGATACTTCTTTATTTAAATTAGCTTCACAGAATTCTTTTACAGATTCTTTACAATTATCTACAAAATATGTATTATATTTACACTCTTTGAGATAATCTTTCTTTACCTTCTTAAGTTGTCCATCTACTATAGTGTATAATGTATCAAACTTAGGCGAATCAGATACTCCTAAACTTGAATTTGGAAGAAATGCAGTATTTCTCATATGATTTACAATATATACACCACTATCACTAGCAGACATAGGAGGCAAAGCACCTGCTAATGCCCCAGCCATATTTTCATTCACATGAATTACCCTCTTTCCATCATACTCTTTAAGACTCATCTTCAAATCAGCAAATACAGCCATTAACTGACTAAAGTCTTTATTAGTTAATCTAATATAGTTATAGTTTGTCTCCTCTATAACGTATTTCTCTTTAGCTAACTTCTTCTTTCTATTCTCGTACATTTCTGGATTAGTATTAGGATTATTACCACCATCCTTAACTTCTATAATTAGATTATAAGGAATATAATAGATATCAGTAATGTAATAATGAAGTTTGCCTTCAAACTCATATTGAAGAACAGGTCCAGGAACCATAATATCTTCAGACTTAATCTCTAATACTTTATCCATAAATTCAAGTGTAGCCTTTTCATAAGAACCTACATAAGTAAACTCTTTACCATCAGACCACTTATACTTACCTGCTATCTTTCTAGCAGCAAGCATCTTCTGTAATCCTTCTTTTGTTGCTGTAGGACGATTAGAGCCTTTCTTATCACCCATATCTTTATCCATCTTTTTAGCCCATGCTTCATGACATTCTTTCTTATTGCAGAGAAGATTATATCTTCCTTTCTTCTCATCCCAGTCACAAGGTTCTTTACAAACTCTACAAGGTTTCTTCCAATTTAAAGGATGCTTATTTACTATATGAAATGTAACCTGAAGAGGTGTCATTCCTTCGGGAATCTCACTTAAATGCTTGGAAGAAATATGGTTTACTAATTTATCTTTTGTATCCCTTGCATTACAATAAATGCAATTATACTTCTTGTCATAGGTCATAATACTTAACCTCCTTAACTCATTATTAATGTGTTCGGGGTTATTAGAACTCTTATATAAATAACATATTGTATATTTTTACAGTGAAAACTTTAATATAATTCTAGTGGAGGATTATTTATGGCTATTAAAGAAAAAGAATACTGTATGGCTGTCGATAGCTTTAAAAAACCTGTAGTTTTTGAGCATGAACAAGCTATAGCAGTATTATTAACGAGATTAATCTTACTTAATCCTGGTTCAGATCCTCTACATCCTGATATGGGTGTTGGAATAACCAATTATCGATTCTTACTTGGTAAAGTTGAAGAACTTGAACAAAGAGTTCATGACCAAGTACAAACGTATTTACAATGTTTCAGTAGCCCTGAAGTAAAGATAGTAGTTACTGAAGATAAACTTTGTAATATTGAAATTAAAATTGATGAAGTCTTATATGTATATGACTCATCAGAAGCACCTGTTCCAATTACATTGGAAAGTGTAAAATAGATATATAATATTTAGGAGGGAAGATTAATGCCTAGTATCAACGATTTAAAGAATGATGGCAATGCTAAACAGCCTTTTATTCCTAGTATAAGCCAGGAAGCAGAAGGTACATCTACAAATTTAAATGATATCAAAAATGACGGCTCTGTTGGATTAGTACAGGGTGAATCAGTTTATTCCAGTGAGATAGCTCCTGTAAAAAAGAAAGTTATGTCTATGACATCAGGTAAAGTACAGAGACAGAAGGCTGATTTAACTCAGTTACCTGAAGGTGAAACACCTGGTGTAGATTTGAAAGAATCTCTTGAAAAAGAGATATTAGGTCCTGGTGGAGTATTTGATGAATATCTTGCAGATATGACCACTAAGGCTAAAGAAGATATCGATATTATGGAAGCTGAACAAGAGCTTAATGAAGCTTCTAAGACAGCTGACGAATCTAAAGAAGAAAAACCTAAGACAGAAGCAGAGTTAGAATTAGAAGAACTTGAAAAAGAGTATGAAGATGCTCCTGTTACTAAGGAATATAAGACTATCGATGTATTCGCTAACGATACAACCAATGAGGTAAATGAAATGGAAAATGAAGAAGTAGTTCTTAATGAAGTAGAAGAAAAGGCTGTAGAAGTTACAGAATCTGTGGATGATGAACCTATTGCAGTTGAAGAGCCTGTAGATGAAATCGAAATTGAAAGAACTATAACAGTCAATGTAGAAACTCCTGATATTTCTGATAATGATGAAGATGAATTAGAAGTAGATGATTCAGATTCTGATGCTATTGATGAAGCTGAAGCTAATCGTTATGTAGAAATTATCAGAGCAGAAGTATCTAAGAGAATTAAACCTGTATCTAAGAAAATGGATATTTCTAGCTTTAAGATTGCTTCTAAGCCTAGTATGTCCAATAATATTATTACCCCTAAGGAAGTTCCTATTGCTAAATGGGCATTACCTGCTACAGGAATTACCTTCCAGGTTAAAGAATTTACTGGTGCTAGTATAGAGAAGGTTAGAACTGCGATTACTAATAACCAGATGAATACAGTTCTTCAGATTATATATGATCATATAGTATCACCTAAACCTGCTTCTATGGAAGCATGGGCTAAGTCTATCGCATTTGATGACTTTGATCATTTATTCTTCGGTGTATATATTGCATCATTTGCTGATAGCAACTTTATTCAGATGACATGTGATAATAAGGAATGTAAAGATAAGGTATTTGTAACTGACAATATTCCTATGATGGAGATGGTTAAGTTCAAAGATACTGATGTAGAGAAGAAGTTTAAGATATTATTATCATCAGATGCAACCAACTCTAATGGTTTAACAGCATCAGAAGTAGTTCCTATTTCTGAGAACTTTGCAATTGGATTTGTTATGCCTTCTATCTACGCTGTACAGATAGAGAATAGTTATATAGATGCAGACTTCAGAACTAAATATGATACTGCATCTGCTATTACTCCTTATATCGATAATATTTATTATATTGATAAAGAGAAGCAGGAATTAGTTCCTGTAGGATATAAGGAATATCCTAATAACAAGGCTAAGTCTGTTAAATCAAGAATTATCAGATATGATAAAGTACTTCAGACTCTTAGTATGGATGAGATTAACCTTATCAGAGCATATATTGTTAAGATTATGGAAGAATCTCAGGATATTACATACCAGATTCCTGCAGCAACTTGTCCTCACTGTGGAAAAGAGTTAGCAGCGACTAGTGCTACTGCAAGTCAGATTTTGTTCAGCAGAAATCAACTTTCTCTATTGGTGAATACGTAATGTTTTTAAAGGCGATAGCTGATTTTGTTAAACGAACTACAATAGCAGAATTAGATAATATGCCATATCGTTATCTCAATGCACTCTATCACGAGTTATACTTGAAGAATGAATATGACAAAACACATCCTGAAGAAGCTAAAGCAGAGGCTATGGGTGAGGCATTATCTGAATTAGGATAACTTATTGTTGGATGATTGATGATTTTAATTAACACCAATATCATTATGATTCTTTATTCGTAAATTTAAAATAATAAAAATAAGTCTAGGGATATTATATCTCTAGACTTTATTCTTTGTCTATTTTTATTACATATTATACACAATTATAAAAAATATATGGAGGAACTTTTTATATGAATAAGTGTAAGAAATGTGGATATTCATTTGTAGCAGATAATGATATTGTATGTTGTAGCTTATGTGAAGTTAATAATAACAATATTTCTTATGAATACAAAATCGTAGATGAACCTATTTGTGATAATAAGTATTCGGAGAATAATGATTTGATAAAAGAGATTAATGATAGATTTGATCTAGGGGCATGTATAGAATGTGATAATTTTGTAAAGTATGCTTCTGTTGAATCTGGTACGGTTACTACATATTGTAAAATGACTGAACAAGTTATGATACCTAAAGCTGCTTATGGTACATGTCTAAAATTTACTAGAAAAAATATGGAGTAGGATATAATTATCCTACTCCTATTATTTTTTATTTAAATATAATCCTATATATCTGGTAATATTTTACTAATTTCACATTTTATTAATTATTAATAATTAGGCATAAAAATCTCCATTTACAATAGAATATAAATAATTATAGGAGGTAATCCTCATGGATAGAGTGCAGTTCATGAGATGTATAGAAGAATCTAATGTAACTCATGCAGATATACTATCAAAGTTTTTTGATCAGTATATGATTCTCTATAATCTCATTGAAAAGATAGATAGGATAATATTCTTAAGCTCTGATAATAATAATGTGGTCTTCCAGTTATGCTGTTCAGATGAGAATGTATTACCACCAATCATTGATAGAATACAATCCCAATCAATGGTTATGATATATAATAAAACATTCACTGTTCAATATAGTAATATTACAGCGAATACAATAGATATAAGTATAACTTTAATGTAGATAATAAGAGAGTAGGAGTATTATACTCCTACTCTTTTATTTCTTTTTTGACAAATAAAACGATTTTTAGATAAACTTCTATCTTTTTCACATCTTTATAATTATCCTATAGAAAGGAGAAGTGAATTTTGGGAAAAGTATTAACGACTAAGTATTTCGATACTAATAATAGTATCGTTAATTCTAGTGCTACATTTTTAAATAATAGCTTTTATAGTTACAATGATAAAAAGGGCCTTTCGGTGTCGTACTTTAATATCGCAGATTATTCTTCGAGCCTGGACCCTGCTTCTAAATTAGCATATACGGATTTAGGTAAAGACTCTCCTATAAGATTTAATCTTATTAAAGGAATGTATCTCTATCAGTTTAATAAAGCTGAATTAAACTTTGATAATGGTGAATATGGTCTAGAATCCAGTGCTATTACAGGAGATTCATATATACTTCCGAATACTATTGTACCTAGAGATGGAGATTTCTTTGAAGTAGATCATATTAAAGATTCTACTTGGTTATTTAAAGTAGTTGATGTACAGAGAGATACTCTTGAAGATGGTTCTAATATGTATAAGATATCTTGGATATTGGATAGAACTACTAATAGAGAAATTTTAGGTAATGTAGTAAAAATATTTAGATATATTGATACTATAGAAGGAACTAATGCTAAAGCTGTAGTAGAAGAAGAGAAGTATGATATTGCTAAACAGTTAGATGATTTAACAGTATCATTTATCCAATACTTCAAAGATTTATTCTATAGCAAAGCAGTACAGACATTTATCTATAAATGGTACAATGAGTATAATATGTATGATCCTTTTGCTATAGAGTTTATCATAAGAAATAAATTACTTAATGTACAGGATGGATATACTTATGTAGATCATAAGATGAATCCACCTAGAACATTTTCTATTGATTATGATAAGACTATTTATAGAGCATTTGAGGATAGAGATATAAAGAAATTATGTTGTACTCAGAAACAATCTCAGGCAGACTTTATAGATGATATCACATCTGTATTTAGTACTAGATTTGAGATGTATTGGTCTTTGAATTATAAAGTTATAGCAGAGGAAAATGGTCCTCTTAATCCTAGAGGAATTATCCAGATAATGGATGAAGACTTTGAAGAGAGAATATTAAAGAATGATAAATATGATTGTAAATGTCCTTATGCTTATAGAAATATAATTATTAAATATTTCAATAATGAGGGTATTACATCAAAAGATGTAGAGAATATAGATAAGATAGACCTTAATTCTGTTAAGGATATCTTCTACGATTGTCTATATCTAATATTCTGTTTAGACTATTACACAAAATATCTGTTAAGTTAACATATTCATAATATTAGGAAATAACGTATTTCTTAATACATAAAGACGTAAAAATCTTGAAAATAACTTTTAGGAGGAAATATACATGGATATCAATTTCCAGTCAATTTTTGACACAGCAGTTGAAGAAGAAAAGGCTTTTGATACTATCTTCGGTGGAGAAGAAGACGATGAAATAATGTCTGTTGTTCTTGGCGAAGATGTTGAAGATATTGTTTTCGGTGAAGAAGCTGAAGATATGAATACTATAGATGATAAGGAATCTGTAAAAGATTTAGAGAAAGATGTAGTTGGTAAAGAAATCGAAGCTCCTAAGTGTGAGCCTAGCGAGAATGTTACACAGCCTGAAGATATTGACAGTGAGAAGGATACTCCTGGTGAGCAGATTGCTTGTCCTGTAGCAGGTGTAGCTGATGCGGTTGAGAAGAAAGAGCCTGATGAGGAGAATCTTGAAGAAGAAATCGATAAGGCTGAGAATAAAGTAGACATTGAGGAAGCTTTCCTTGCATCTATCCTTGGTGAAGACACAGAAGTTGAAATCGATTATGATACAGCTCCTGCAACTGATAATGGCGAAGCATCTGATGAAGGTGAACCTGCACCTGAGGATGAAGGATGTCATAAAGAAGGTGAAGGCTGCGAAGATGGTGAGTGTGAGAAGAAGGAAGAACCTGAAGATATCGCTCCCGATGCATCTGCAGAAGAGCCTGAAGCTCCTGTTGTTTATGATGGCGAGACAACGCCTGATGAGAATCTCGATGACACTTTCTCTGATGAAGATGATGACGACGATGATGAAGATGTCGTAGATGATAGCTGTAAGAAAGAAGGAGTTGAAGAAATCGAAGATAATCAGACTCCTGAACTCGATGACAATGCTAACGTTAATACAGATAGTAGCTTAGATGGTGAGCCTGGTCTTGAAGGTGAATCAGAGTTACCTGGTGATGTTGGTCTTGAATCAGCTAATCTTGATGATGTATTTGCTGAAGAGGCTGTTGATGGTGAAGAGAAATCTGAAAAGGTTGAAGATGAACTCATCAAAGCTGCTGAAGATGAATCTGAACTTACTGATGCTGAAGTAGAGTCATTAGTTGGTGAAGAAGAAGATGATGAATTACTTGATGCTGTTCTTGGTCAGTAATATTCATATAAAAAATATAGAAAGGTGATAAATATCATGGATGAAAGATTTCTTTATGAAGTTAGACCTCTTAGGATAATCTGTATCCCTGGACAAGAGAGATCAAAGAAACCATTCGTTGCTTTACTTACAAAACAAGAAGTAAAGACATATATGACTTATGGTCCTGTATATCGTAAGTATGCAGATCCTAATAAAGAAATGGTTAGAGTTACAGGTGAGAATCTTGATAGATTACATCATACTATGCCTGAGAATGGCAAGCCTAACAAGCCTGTATCTGATATTATTCCTATTAAAGCCGTAGAGAAGAACGAACCTGTTGTAGAAACTCCTGCTCCCGTAGTAGAAGAGAAGAAGGTTGAAGAGCCTAAGGTTATAGAGGAAGAAGAATTAAAAAAATCGAACGTGGAAGAGTCTACGACACCCCAGAATGAAGTAGAAGCTTCCACTGAAGATATAGTTACTGAAGAAGAAGTTGTTGAAGTTGTTGAAGAACCCGTTGCTCAGGAAGAGACAAATGATGGTGCTGACGACGAGGTTATTGTAGAAGACGAAGCAGTTGCTGATGAAAACATCGATGTCGATGAGACCGACGACGAACAAGTCAATACAGAAGAGACAACTGAAGAAGTTGAATCTGAAGAAGAAACAGTAGAAGATACTGTAGAAGAAGCTGAAGAAGCTACAACTGAAGAGTCCACACAGAAGAATACTCACAACAACAATAACGTACAATTCAACAGTAACAAGAAAAAGAAACATTAATCAAAAACATGATTAATTGTTCCACCCTTTACATAAGCTACTTAAAGAATGCCCCAGAGACTAGTGCAGTCTCTGGGGTGTTTTTTTTGTAAATTAAAATACATATAACTTTTAAGTAAAGAGTGGTGGTGAAGCCAAACCTCGTTCAATTTATTGAACAATATGCTCGCACCCTTAGAGCACTTAAGCAAATTGCAACAATTTGTCCCCAAAGACAAGAGAACTAACCCCCTTTTGTTTATAAGAGTTACATTATAAAACTAACGTCAAAATGCCCTTCGCTTACCACTCTTGCCTTTTTCTTTTTAGTTCTGCCATACTATTAGAAAAAATAAAAGAGGTAGGGAACTAATCCCTACCTCTTTTGCTCTGTTATTCAATTTTATTTTGTGCTACCTACAGTAGACCAATCTGACCAATCCATATTAAACCTCCTGAGGTTCTTTCTTCTTTATTTGGTAAATATTCTTATTCACCTTGAGAGCAACCTCATCAATGTTCTTATCAAATACATCCTTTGCTATATCTAATACTACAAACGATGCTGTAGTTATAGCAAACTGGATTAAGTATTTCTTCCACATAGATTATACCTCCTGGAAACTATCGGGGGCAATCTCCTCTACATTAGCCTGGTCACGCTTTGATTTTACTTTAACTTTGATAGCTCTGGCACCTTTCTCAATGCCCTTGGAAATATACTGCGCAGATATATCTGCTGCGATTACCACTGCAACTCCGATTAAAACCTTAACTACTTTGTTCATAAATTAATCCTCCTTTGATTTAATAACTTCACATTCTTCAATATACTTTACATTAGTTAAAGGTACAATAATTCTCTTATGTATATCACCTTTATTTTGGTGATATAATATGAAATTATCATTTAATTCTACTCCATCAGAATCATGAATATGTAAAGCTTCTTGGATGCGTAATGATGTACCATCAATAAACTTGATATCTACATTATTGGTATTATAAGTAAATGTCTTAAATGACTCTGCCATTATCAATCCTCCTCACATTCATCTTCATCCTCAGGACTTCCTGAGCATTCATACTTATTGGGACAAATGCTACAATCACATTCATCTGTGTATCTGCCTGTAGCATAGCAGATATCCATAGCTGTCATATCCATATTAAATAACCTCCTTAATGTAACATAAACATAGCGGTTTGTAATTCCTCAATAAACTCTACAGCTTCAGAATCATTAGATACTTTCTTCTTTAAGTTCTTAAGCATCTTTTCATCTTTTTTCATTTCGACGACTTCATTAAACGCGAATCTTAGATTAGATAAATAAATTCTTTGAGTGTTTGTTGTCTCAAAATCATCTTCTAAGAATCTTTCTAAGTCAATATGAGCATCTTTACAAACCAGTGTAAGAAACATCTTTAAGTCTTTACTCATTGGTGGCGTTTTTGATTTTCCCATATTATTAATCTCCTTTCATAATGGAATATTGTTTGTTTATACACCTATATTATATATAATTGAAATTTTGAACTTTTATTAATATTACAACTATATAATAGAAGCATAGAAGATAGAAATTAGATTAATACCTTCAAAACTTATTATTCAATAGAATAAAAGTCATTAAAAGATATTACTATCAGGCACGATAGTCTCGTTAATCTTTTCTTTAAGATATAACGATAAATAAGATGTGATGATATAAATGGTTTGGCATTTAATATCATTGTCTTTCATATATCTATGGTAATATATCACTGATATATTATGAAGAATATAATATAGACAATCTATCATTATTTAATCTCCTTTCTTAATATTTCTTCTATGCTTCTTATCTATATTATATATTATTGAAATTATATACTTTTACCATTATACAATACAACTATATAATAGAAGCATAAGAGATTAAAGAGTAGAGAATAACCAATAAACTTCGCTTGCTAATTATATATCTACACTGTAACCATTAATTACAGTCCATTAATCTTTTCTTTAAGATATAATGACAGATAATATAATACAATATAAATTACATAGAATTTAATATTGTTTTTCTTCTTATATTCATTTAAATATATCAGAGATATATTATTGCTGAGAATATAAAGATAATCAGTCATTGAAATAACTCCTTTCATTTTATTTCTCTTATGCTTCTTATCTATATTATATATTATTGAAATTCCTTACTTTTATATTTTGACATATTAATAAAAATATATAGAAAGTGAGGGAATGATTATGAAAGATGCTTTTCTATTTTTATTCAAATATTTTTGGTTATTCTCCTCATGTGTTCTAATACTCATAGGAGATATATTATTTATTTTAAGAAGTCTTCAAGATTTCCATGATACCATGAAGATATATAAACAGAATAAGGATAAGGAATACTTAAAACAACATCTAGTTGCACCAAAGATTTGTATTGGATGTAATATATTTTTGGCATTAGGTATAAGTAGTTTCTTATACTATGCTAGCATACATATGATCTGATAAAATAATGGACTAGGGATATTATATCCCTAGTCCTTATCTTTTATAAATCCATAAAGTCATTAAATAGATTACCATGTAATTCTTGCATTCTCTGCATCTCTATATCATCTTCATCTCCAAATATTTCATTAGGAAGTAATATCATAGTCCTCATACCATTCTCATTATCTGGTTCATGATATGCATTATGAATAGCTTTTCTAAATGTAGGATCAGTACCCATCATATATCTGACTTGATCGTCTTCTCTATCTCTGATTTCTTTCTCATAATCTTGATAGAGAATACCAGTTTTATTCCTATCATTTAGATACTGCATTTGAGATTGTATATCGTCATCATCTATATATTCATATACATCTACATTGACAGTTTCACCTTTGGAATCTCTTTCAATATCACCATCTACTATCTCTTCATCTTCATCTGTTTTGATAGTATTCTTCATGATATTCCAGTTTTCCATGACGTTCTTACCGTCATACCAGACATACATAGCCATGAGATATGAAAATACTTGGTCATCATGAGTATTATCAGAGTGCTCTACTTTACCGTTACGCTTCACTTGCATGCCGAGCATCTCTTCATAAAGAATAGGAGCAATAAATTTATCCTTATGATAATTTACTCTATCATATAATAACTCTATTAATCTAGCACGAACTTCTTTATTAGAATTCAATCCATATACTTTAACAAGAGCATTACGTTTACCAACCATATGACCAGTGATTACTTCTTCTATAACCTTTTCTTTAATTTCAAAGTATAGATTCTTCTTTACATTAGTCTTAACAAGTCTTTGGACAACACTTCTTCCAAAACCGTATAGTTTCATTATAGTCGCAACTCTATAATGTATGGTCAATTCCATATCACTCCCATTACAGGACGTGACCAGATCATGTGTCATTCCTATTATGCATTTAATAGGACCGGTATTTTTCTTCCTCCATAAGCTTGAGGTTCTACTCCCTCGTCAAGGGATGATCGTTGAACGTATATCTCTATGAGATATTTCGCTGCTATACCTGGGCTTGTTAATGATAACTTAGGATTTAACCTTATTATCGTCTTAATAACTTTTTTCTACTTTCGTAACTATCACGCTTATCATTACTGATTACGTTGTAGCATATTAAGCTCTAACCCATTATCATAGCAATTAACACCGTTGAAACTTACAGGTTACCCTATAAGCTGAGACATATAGAAATATATCAACTACCATTACACTGGTAGAAATCATTCCTAATCTGCTCCATTGAGCTCGATATTTACTACCGAGGTTGGCATATATTGATTCACTAGTACATATATTAAGTCTGCAAGATCATCTTGTGGTATAAAATTACAATGGAATGTGGCACAAACACGAGTTGTTCGTGAATCTACTACTGTAATTGCAGATGAATCTCGCATAGCAGCACCAGATACATCGACTCCAATAATAGGAGGGTATGTGAGGTCAATATCTTCATATACATCAAATAAGTATTGACCAACTCTACCAAACTTAAGAGTTCTAATAGGCTCTCTACAATGTGCTTTGATAATTTCAAGGTCTTCCATATTAAATGCTGCATTTTCTGTAATGGTCTCCCACTCAAGTAATACTTCTCGTCGTATCTTAGGCCAATCGTTTGCCATCTGTGTACATATTTCTGAGAACCACTCTTCTGATAATCCCAATTGTTTATATGAGAATTTGATATAGAAGAACATTGATTGTGTATTGGCTTTTCTTAATTCCTCTAATTGCTCATATGAGTAGTCGAGATATGATTCATCCCATCTACTAGACTTATTAATCAACTCTTGTGCATACTGTCCTTCCTTAGTGACAGGATCACCAGGAGTTGATGCTATGAATACTCCATAAGGAGCATTATAGCTCTTTGCTATAGAAGCAGCTTTAGAATATGCAGGAATAGCTGCAGCATATACTGTTTTATTATAAGGCATAAATGCAAACTCATCATAGAACTGTAATGGCATAGTACAACCTCTTCCCAGTTTATCTGCAGCATCTTCTGATCTAGCAGAAGGGAATGTAACTATAGTGTTATGATTTAGTGGATGCTCCATTTTCTCTACAGTATTAGGTACTTTTAATTTCTGACCATTTGCATTTGTTACAGCTTCCATTCTAAGATAATTAGGTAATGTATCTCTAATCTCTTTTAATACTTTAAGATTTTCCTTAGAACCAGAATGTGCTTTATGGATAAACATCATCTGTGAGTTGGTTGTTCCGAAGTTATATAACCATAAGTAACGAATTCTGGCTGTGGTTGTTTTACCAGACTGTCGAGGAAGTTCTACATACATACTATAATTTAGTATGAATAAAAAGTTCATCGCTAAGCCTGCTCTATCTAACTTATATCTAGCGCCTCCTGAAGCAGAACTACCCGTTTGTGGTACTCTAACAACTTCTCTTAAGAAATACCAATAATTAACTCGTATTTCATTTAATACCATTGCTTTTTGCATTACAGAAAGATTTGGATCTCTCGGGTCTACTCCTGCTAATGCAGGATTATATAAAGCTAAAAAGAAGTCATTATTTCTAACACCAATACGTTTTAGATAATAATGCATATCCATGAACGATTGGTTGGTAGTTTCACGCTGTATGTATATTTTAATAGGGGCTACTACTTGTTCTTGAACCATAAGTTTATAACCTCCTTATTTGGGTTATATCGATGTTTTAACTATAAAATACTAATACATTAGATATTATAATTAAGAATTATGCTTCAAACTTTAAAATAATAAGGAGGTATCTTATTTATGAAAGATATTGTTATTATAGGAACTATTCTTTTTGTTATTATTTTTGTGGTAGTTCTAGTTTTAGGTATTGTGAATAGAAAAAAAAGAAATAAAGCTCTAGAAGAAGCATCTAAAATAGTTAATAAGATAATGTACGATACTAAGAATGCTGTATTACCTATAATTATTGAATTTGCTTCTACTATTGTTATTGATGAATTCAGAGATGAAGGAGAGGATAATAGTAAAGTATATAATGATATAATTAATACCATTAGTGATTTTATATTTAATAAGTGTTCTAGTAAGTCTAGAGAATTAGCCGATAATTATAAAGACGATAAAATGATATTTAAATATCTCAATGAGTTATTAGATATAGATGTGATTAATGAGTTATCTCTTACTATAAAAGATGATACTCAATTAGTAGATATATTTACAGATATCTATAATAATTGCTTTACTGAAGATATAGAGAGAATAGAAGCAGAAGACGAAGAATTATCTAAAGAATTAGCTGAATATGAATCTGCTCCTCCTAAAGATGAGACGCAAGAACAGCATAATCAATCTATAGATGATTATATGGAAGCACATTTAGAAGAGAAGATTCAAGAACTTAATGATGTATATGATGAATTAGAGAAGACTATTCCTAACACTGTTCCTGTAAGAGATTTAAGTGCTTTAGCTCCTCTTATAGATGATGAGGTCATTATACCTCCTACTGATGAAGAACCTGATACATTGGTCGATGATGGAACTTTTGAAGTAGTTGAATATCTAGATAATAATATTACTGATGATACTCTAAATTCTACTGATTTAGGAGAATAAAATGAATATAATGAAGAAAAAGCCTGAAGAAAAGAAGGCTAAGACAACTACTAAATCCAAAAAAGAATCTACAAAGAAAACTACAACAAAGAAAATTTCTACCAGAAAGAAAAAAGAGCCTGTTGTAGAAGAACCTATACAACCTTATCTTTCTATAGTTATTCCTTGTTATAATTGTAGAAATTATATAGAAAGATTACTAGATTCTATCGTAAATCAAACTAAGAAGATTCCTTTAGAAGTTATTATCCAGGATGATAATTCTACAGATAACTTTATGGAATTAGTAGAACCATATAAATCTAAATTGAATATCAAATATTTTAAGAATAAGCCTAGGGAAATACATTGTCCTGCTAATACTAGATTAGATGGTATGAGTAATGCTACTGGAGAATGGATTACTTTTATTGATCATGATGATTTATTTGAATTAGATATGGTAAAAGAATTTACTCAAGCAGTAGATGAACGAAAAGAAGAGTCTCTAGTAGTAACAGAATTCAGAGATTATAATCCTGAATTAGGTTCTTATGGAAAGACATACGATAGGACTAATATTACATGGTTACATGGTAAGTTTTACAATATGAAATTCTTAAAAGATAATAATATTACCTTTAAAGAGAACCTAGAAACTAATGAAGATTTATACTTCAATATGACAGTTTTTGCTGCTATTACAGCAGTAGAAAAAACATATACTATGGTTAAATCTTATACCTATAAATGGGTATATAACGAAGATTCTATAAGTAGAAGCATGTTTAAGCAGGATGAATTCTACATAGATAAATCATATAAAGATTATATAGATGCATCTATAGAACCATGGTGGGATATATTATATACTCATCCTGAATTAGAGTCATATATTTTTAAAAGAACGTGTTATGTAATGCTGTATGCATACTTCTATTATCAATCATTATATTTCCGTAGAGGATTTAAACACCATAGAGGAAACAGAGATATATTTGAAGATTTTGTAAATACTGTTAAATTGAGATTTGGTGTTAATACGGATACAATTGTATCTATAGTTTACTCTGATGAAGCTAGATATAATGAGATAAGAAATGATTCTATGAATGGATGTAAATCGTTTATAGAGTCTGATAGTTTTTATAATTTTCTTGAGAAGTTCTAAGTAATTATAAGAAGTCATAGAGGTTTATCCTCTATGACTTTATTTTGTAAAATAATATATATAGACCTACTTTAATATAATGATTGTAGGGAGAAGATTTTATGAAAAATCGAAAACAGAAACAAAAAGAATATGAAGAAAAATATTCGATGATTCCTAACGATTATGGAGAACGTCTAGCTTGGATGGATGATAAATATAAACTAACAGATGGACTACGGGATCAGATAATGGATAGAGCATTCAATATTATCAATAATCTCGAGTTTTATGATTTTTTAATTGTTCTATATATGGTTCCTGAGGGAACACCAAGACATAGATATAGATTAATTACACCAAAGAATTATATGACTGCAGCTGTTAGTTCACCATATGTTCATGTATATCAACCAAGAGCTGGTGATGACGCAAATTATTTACATAGATTAGTTGATACTGAAGTTATACAACTTCAACAGTTTATACAAACACCTTTTGCTTGTAATATAAATGCATTCTTTCCAACTCCTAATAATTATACTAGATCGGATGTATTTATAGCAGAGATGGGATTAGATTTTCATATAAAGAAACCTGATCCTGATAATATTGAAAAGAAATTTCTAGACATGTTTAATGAGACTATTTGGTTAGATGATAATATGTGTTTCTCTGGCAGAGTAAACAAATTATATTCAATTAAACCTAGAGTAGAAATTCAAATTAGATATGCAAATTGTGCTATGAATAAGTATCAATATAATCATATAGTAAGTAGAGTAGGATATCGAGAGGATGAGCCAATTACATACTTAGATAAAAACGGTATAATGTGGAGAGGAGATAGTGTTTAAAAACAATGGAAAACAAGATTACTGTATATGATGTGCAGAAAGTTATGCTTACAGCATTTCAAGATCCGAATATTGTAGCTTCTTTTATGGAGATGCTTTATGATTACTTTAATAGTACTGCAGGTATTGCAAAGACATCTCTACAAGATCAGGCTATTACAACAAAATACATAGATATAGTTACAAAGAAGAAGGTTGATTCATTAAAAACTATATCAAATATTAAAGATTTATATGCTAGCTTTGTCATTAATGTAATTAATACAAAATCATTAGAGTTTTACCTAGGTAAAAATAATCCAGAGTATACTAAGATTAAGTGTAGTAGAGAACCAGATATTCATTACTGCGCTGCTGGAGCTGTTTCTGTATTAGATTTATCCAATGAAACTGATTCTATCTTTAGAATATATCTAATTAATTAAAAATTAATATTATACTAACAAATTAATAGTAGTATTAATATAATATATGGAGGTTAAATATAATGGCATTAGGAGATATTAGAAACAATAATAGTGGAACTAAGAGTAATAAGATGTATGAGTCTACATATTATTCTCGTATGCAGTTTAAGGGTCAGGATAAAATCAGACTTGGTTTCTCTTTTAAGAGTGGTATGCTTATAATTGATATGTCTGAAGAGAAGGACGGATTCCAGTTTGAGACATTGACATCTTGTTACTTAACTCCTACTAAGGCTTTATTGTTCTACAATCAGATTCAGAAGTTCAATGAAGATGTAGCTGCTGGTAAGTATAAGACAGATGCAGCATATGGTGTTAATACAGGTCTTGGAGAGATATCTACAGTTATTATGATTCATCTCTTAGGAAAAGATCCTGCTATTACTATTGCCAAGGTTAATGATTCAGGACAGTATGTATCTAAGTATACATATAAGTTTAATAAGGGATATCATTATGGAATTACATTAAAGAACTATGAAGACATGGGATCATATGAGAAAGAGTTCTATGATGATATTGAGTTTACGCAGTTACAGCAGACAATTAAGACATTTGCCGATAACATGAATGGCGCTGTTGCATATTCTGTACTTGATTTAGCAAGATATGATTACAGAGCTGTAATGAATAAGATGAATCCTATCTATGATAAGTTAGGAATTGAGAGACAGGGTAATGGTGGAAGTTATTCTAAGTCTGACAACAATTTCTTTAATGGTAGCGGTTCATTTAATAAGGGTGGTACATCAAACAGTACATCTTTAGATGATGTAATGAATGATTTACCTATGGAAGAGGACTAAATAAATGGCGGATTCCAAAGAGATTACCAAATTGAGTTTTTCGGAAATAAATACTCGAGGAATTCTAAATCCATTAGTTTCATTTGATTGTTTGATTGATATAGATTTTGGGCTATTAGTTTTAATAGCCCAAAATTTTTTCGATACTAGTGTCTTTTCAGCAGAGTTCTTCAAGGATAACGACAATATCGAAAATATGAAGTGGACAATATATGATAGACCACAAAAGAATCCTTTGACACTCTGCTTGAAGGACGTTAGTCTAGCAGATGATTACTATAACCAGTTTATGGATCAGTATTATGCTGATATATTAGATAGGTCAATGATTACAGATTTAGCTAATCTATTACCTAATCTAGCAACTTCAGGTGCTACATTTAGTATTTTATGTAATAATAAATTAGAGTACGAATTATTGGATAAAATTCCTATACTAAAAGATTATACTAGAGTATTATTAAGTGATATAGTAGAACCTGATAAATATCATCAATTCTTTATTAAAGATTTTGATGATAAAGGTATGCATAAATATGCTCACCTATTAAGAGATAAGAATATTTATATAGCAAGATATAAATTTAATGTAATTGAAGATATGGATAAGATTGATGAGAGATTCAAGACTTATGCTATATTAGATAATATGAGATGTAATATCACAAAATTTGATTTATATTCTAGAAGAAAGGAAGATAATTCTACAAATGAATGATATTAAAGATATAAAGAAGAACTTGGACACTGCATTAGCAACAGAGTTTCATTCTACTAAAGAAGAAAAGAAGGTTGAATTAGGTTGCTCTAAACAGTGTATGAACAATGTAGTTACAGAAGATAAGTTAAAAGAAGTTCAGGAGAATACACTTGCTGCACTTAGAGAGTTTCTCTCTAAGACTTATGGCCCTATGGGATCATATACAGCTATTATAAAGGGCGATTCTATTAGAACTATCACTTCAGACTATTCTAAAGATGGTTTAAAGGTATTAAAGAATATTATCTTTGATTTACCCTTAGAGATGTCTATGCAGGCAGAATTGTGTGATATCTGTCAGTATGTAGTTAAACAGGTAGGTGATGGTACAACATCAGCTGTTATCTTATCATCATTGATTTATTCAGAGATGCTTAAGATTAAAGATAGCAATAATATCCCTCCTAGAAAACTTGTTAAGACTTTCCAGGATGTAGTTAAGAAATGCCAGGAGATTATTGATTCTAAAAAGAGAGATATTACTTTAGATGATATTTATAAGATTTGTATGATATCCACTAATGGTAATGAGACTATATCTGAGCAGATTACATCTGTTTATAGAGATTATGGATTCAATGTAAATGTAGATGTGACTATATCTAATGATGCTGATACTAAGATTAGAATTTATGATGGTATGACAATCAATGCTGGTTATTCAGACCCTGCATATATTAATAATGTAACTGCAAGTGGTGCTGGTACAGCTGATATTCATAATCCTCATATTTATGCATTTCCTGACCCTATAGATACTCCTGAAATGATTACATATTTCGAGAAGATTATCTATGATAATATTATTACTCCTTATAAAGAGAGAGATGAGATGACACCTACCGTTATCATAACTCCTATGATTAGTAGAGACGGAAGTGGTGTCTTAACTCAGTTAGTTCAGATTATGTATGAGTATACCAGAAATAATATGAACAATCAGAAGCCTCCTATCTTGATTATCTCAGATATACATGGTACTGATGAAGCTATTGCTTTGGATATTGAGAATCTCTGTGGATGTAAGGCAATTAAGAAGTATATTAATCCCGATATCCAGAAGCATGACCAGGAGACAGGAGAAGCTCCTACATTAGAGACTATTCATAATTTTGCTGGTACAGCAGAATTAGTTGTTGCTGACAATAATAAGACAAAGTTCATCAATCCTAAAGCACTTATGGATGAGAATGATACTTCTTATGAAGCATTAAAGAACTTCCTTAGTGCTGAGATTAAGAAGGCTACAGAGAACAATGATGATATCTTAACAATCGGAAGATTAAAGAAGAGATTGAATTGTCTTGAAGCTAATATGATTGAATTCATGGTAGGCGGTATTTCTGTATCAGATAGAGATTCACTTAGAGACCTAGTTGAAGATGCTGTATTGAACTGTGCATCTGCAGCCGAGAATGGAGTTGGCAGAGCTGCAAATTTCGAAGGATTATCAGCTATTTATAAATTATACACAGAAGATGCTGAGTTTACTGATATTGAAAAGCAGATTATTATTGCTATTCTTAAGGCATACTATAAAGCAGCATATATTCTCTATGGTTCTGTAATTGAAGGGGACAAGATTGATGATATTATAGCACGTTCTATTGCTAATGATATGCCTTTCAATGTAATCGACTTATTCAATGCTACTGACTTGGAAGAGGTTAAAGCTGGTGATGATGTACTCTGTTCTATTAAGACAGATTCTGTTATCTTAGATGCTATTTCTAAGATTATAACTATGATGGTTACATCAAATCAGTGCTTATTACAGTCTACAACTATAAATACATATTAATTATACCTACAATATAATAACAGGGCTTAATTCAGATAGCCCTGTTATTATAAACTGTTTAGGAGGAAACTGTAATATGACATTAGAAGATTATATTTCTAATCCTATGGGTAAGAATAATGCTACCTTTACACCTCTTGTAAGAGAAGCTATAAAGAATAACTATAAAGCTAAGTTTGATAACGTAATGCTTCGTGAAAAAGGTAAAATGGGATATTATCTTTATAGAGATAGAGATAATAATATTTATTATGCCCATCTCAAAGTACCTTCAGAAGTTATAGAGAATTTCTACTATGATGTAGTATTTAAGTTTTATACATCATCCGATAATGATACAGCTGGTGGAACTAATTTAAAGAAATTTGATATACAGTTCTTTTCTAATGACCCTGCATTTGTATATAATCATGCCCATACTTTTATGGAAAAAGGATTATTTTTAAATGAATTAGAGTTTAAAATGTCTAAGGAAGCTATACAGAAGAAAGCTGTGGTCAAGAATCCTAATGATTCTGTAGGTTATGTAAAGTCATTATACTTTGCATATCTTTATATGGAAGAACGTGGGTTATATAAAACTATATCTTATATTTCGGCAGAGAAGTTTAATCTAATGAATATGGCATCTCAGATAATGGGAGCCGATTTAAAGATTGCTTTAAGAGAAGAAGAAGAGAAGAAACGAGACAAGAAGAAGAAACTTGTAGTTGATAAAGACTTAGCTAAGAAATTAGGTAAGTATAATTTATCAGATAAGGCAAAAAGTAGATTGGTTACAACCACAGGTAAGACTTCTACTATTAAGAAGACTTCTGCAATTAACTCCACTAAAACAACAAAACGAGTTGGTAAAAAATAATATAATAATATATTATATAATTGAAGTGGATTAAGAAAATCTACTTTAAAAAGGAGATTCGTAATGCAAACAATTATTTTTTCTAACCCGAGTCAATAGCAAATCAATAATATAAGGGAAATTGAATATTGACAAGGGGGTTTATGTGATGGAAATAATACAACCATTTATTACAACAATACCCAAAGTGGATACTTGGGTTTGTCAACCAGAAGATGTGATATTCTCATCTTCGAAGAATATTATTATTGCTCCTATAAGTGCTAGCTTGAATATATCTTCAGATAATCTGGATTATTTTGTAATTAGACCTAAGAAGTGTTATAATAGCCAGGACTTAAGAGACCATCTTTGCCAAGTATTGAATTACTTTGAGAAGTATTTTGATACTGATAAGGAATTATTTGTTTATCTAGCAAGAATCAAGTTCATGATAGATAATGTAGAAGGATACGATTACGCAAACTTCATGCATGATATGAGGACATATGTTCTAGGGGAATCTATCAAGAGAAAAGTTGTATTGATGACAGAATATAACTATAAACTTGATTTGACTTACAAGAATATTTCGGAATCATTACAATATACTAATGACCATGCTAAGATGCTTTTAGAGATTAGTATATTGATGGATTGTGCTATACCTCTGACAATCCACTTTGCTCATGTGAATAGAATTACTGAGATAGATGATTTTATCTTGGATGTATATGATATCATATTGCAGAGATTTCCTGCTGCTGATATCTTCTCTAAGTTATATACTACATCTTATAGTAACGTGTCTAAATCAGAATATAAGAATGCAATTCTATGGGCAAAACAAGATGTAAGAGGTAAAGATGTAGCAACTCATTCATTGGAGTCTGTAAACAATATCATATTAAATATTATGCCTAAGTATGCATTTGATAAGAATATAGTCGCATTAAACTATACTTCTGTAATCAAGAATACAAAGTGTCAGATAACAGATATTGAATATGAATATAGTTTCGTGCCATTATCTTCTAGTAAGAGAGATGGTGAAGATGCCACATCTGAATTCGATTGACTTATACGAGTCGAATTAAAACTCCTTTAACTGCTGGGAACTCTCTAGTAGACAATCAGCAGCCAAGACCCAATCATCAATTTTGTGGAGGGAATTATGATATTACCTACAGAAATTGATTGTATTTATAATGAATTTTGGATTTCATTAAACGAAGAAGTAGTGCAGAATATTGAAGATATTTATCTTATAAGTAATTATGGAAGATTATATAATAAAGAAACAAATCATTATCTTCCGCAAAATATGAATTATGATAAAGATAAATATATAACAATACGTTTGAGATTAAAAGATCAATCCCATGTATGTAGACAAGTTCATAGACTAGTATTAGAAAGTTTTGTTCCTATAATTAATTCAGATATGTTTGATGTCAATCATAAAGATGGCATTAAATATCATAATTGGGTATGGAATTTAGAATGGACAACACATGATGAAAATATGAAGCATGCTTCGAGAAATAAATTATTTCATTATTGTGAGAATCACCAAAATTCAAAATTGTCTAATGATGAAGTAAGTAAAATTTGTGAATTAATTATAGAAGGAAAAACACCTGCAGAAATTTCAGATATTATTAATCGACCAGATTGTAATATAAGAAAAATTGTAACTAATATTAAAGGTGGACATAGTTGGTTAGATATATCACGAAAGTATGGAATCATTGATGATTGAGTAAGGTTCAACGACTATCGAAAGCATAGTATAGAAGAAATATCTATATGAAGAAGCGAGTAGAGTAGGGCCTATTTATATAATAGGTGGGTGAGAATCCCTTAAATCGAAATGGGGAGCATTTTAAATATGGTAACAGTATTTAAGATGAAGATATAGTCTGATCTATATGGCGACATATAGCTAACATAAATGAAGTATGAAGCAGGTCTTATAAGAACTAATGAATCTTTGTATATTCAGAATAAGGTAAATTCTATAGAGACTATGAAGATTATTGAATCTCAATATGGTCCTTTTGATGAGAAGGAAATAGAATTCTATAGAGAGAACTTAAAGAATGACTCTGGTTCATTTGTAAATAACTTCCAGAAGCAGTTGATATTTAATATGTTTTATAAGTACTTTGGTGATGTAGAATCTGTATATTCTATTGAACCTGCAACAGATTATATTAAATTGATGCTAGCTGCGAAGAAAATACTATTGGATAATTATATGATAATTATGCCATATGTAATAAGCGGTAAAGCTATAAGAATTGTTCCTAGAAAGACAATTAATAAGAAAGAAGAAAAGGATTTAAAGTCTAGTCAGTATTATCCAATGCTTATAGATAAGTATCGTAACGAAAAGGTATTACAGCAGATATTATCTACATTTGCTACGGTTATAAGTAGTTCCTTCCAGGTTATTGATTATCATAATCCTGAATTACATGGTAAGACTATTGATTGTATTGCTCCGATAGTTTTGGAAGAACTACAACTTATGTGTCTCTTGTACTAATTGTTTGGTAGTAATTTTAATTATATTTATATATGAGGTAGGGTATAATTACCCTACCTCTTTATGTTTTGTTTATTATAAGGAGGTGTATTGTGAAAGAAATCATCAGTCCGTTCTCATTTTTAACTGACGAAGAGTCAGCTATAGAAATCAAAAAGATTGAAAAAGAGAAGGAGGAAATCAGAAGACGTCACGGTAATGAAAGAAAAGGGGATTTGGTTATTCCTAGTACTGCTCCTAGAAGCAGAAAACCTATTAAACAGAGTAATCCATTCCTGAATATGTGTAAGAAGACATTTGAATTCATAAGGGATAATCTAGATGTGAATGTCAATGTAGAAGGTGGTTTAAGTTCTATTGATCCTGTTGGTGTTATTCAAGATCCATTGGATAAACTTAAACCAAGAATTAAGACACAGATAAGTGCAGGACCAATTAATATAGAAGTTGATTCTGATACTGTAATGAAAAATTTGAAACGAGGAGGAGTAATAACTCACTGACTAACGAGGGGTATGTAGAAATACATGCCCCTTAAATTTTTGATATTTATTAAGGCATTCACTTATCTATAAGAATACTCTAGGAGGGTTGTGATAAATGTTTAAGAAACGAGAAAAAATAGATAAGCAAGAGGTATTTGACTCACTATTATTTTCATTTGAAAAATCGGCTGGTAATGCAGCTAGAATCACATTTAGATTAGCAGGTACAGAGAATATGAAGAGCCATCTTAAATTCTCTATAATGGTTAATGATATTATGAAGTATAAAGATAATCCTATAATATTATTTGAACCTGAATCTCATAAACCTGCTATTCCATTCTTTAAACAACAATTAGATTCAGATGGTAAAGTGGTAAGCTTTATACTTATATTAAAGGAATTCTTAGAGAATGCTAATTCATTAGTTATAGAGAGTTTGAAAGATAAAGACCATGTGTTATATCGTATCACTTCAGAGTATGATGACTTTATTACCGAATTATCATTCTATGAATCTGATATGTATCCATCTGTTTCTAAATATATTATCAATACAACAGCAGATGCTATTTATAAAAAAGCTATGAAGGGGAATAAATAATCAATGAAACATTATTTAATTACAGTAGAAGAAATTAACTCACCTGAAACTAAGAAGACTTATGTAATAAATCAATATGAGAAAGATAAAGTTGACTCAATAATAAAAGAGAGTCTAGAAAATAAAGATATAGAAGATTAGAGGAAATATATTATGGATAATAATAAGATTGATATAATTGATATCACATGTAAACAACATGAATCCAAACCGATAATAACTATAGATGTAATTTGCTCTAATGCATGTTGGTATCGTATAACAATGCGTAAAAATTCTATTCTTATGAATAGAGTAGAATTAAGTTTAGATAAATCTGATATAAGTTGGTATATTGATAAAGATCATTATGAGATATATAACCGTCAGTCACTAATTTTACCTATTCCTATCGTTATCGATGAGTGTTATCATTTTAATGATTTAATAGCAACATATTCTTTACGTAGTAGAGCGTTATTTTGTATCGATGATATATTCGAAAAATATATTCCTGAAAAATCAAACATTGCACAAATACGAGAGCTAGTATTTGATGTAATTAATCAAAATTATGATGTGTATATGTTTATGAAGAATATATATGATAATAAGTTATTAAAAGAAGATGATAACATTTCTATCAAAACGGTAGCAATTGAAACTAACGAAGATAAATCTAGTATAGAAATATATAAATTAAAAGGTGATACATTCTATAAAATATGGATACGTAGGGATAGTAATAATGCTAAATATTTAATAAGCTTTTATGAATTAAAAGATAATATATTATTTTATCCAAATATTTCAGAATGCGAAGTAGAGCATTATATAATGTTTCCTGGTCCTTTTTATATTGATGGTGAAAAACCTTTTAATCTTGATTCGGCTGGTGTACATTATATATTCGATACAAAAAAGTTAATAATATCTAATGCAAAATTATATACTACAACTTATGGCCATGATGATTATGATATTATATATTCACTAGAGAATGATGAAGAATTCCATGATTTTGCAAAGTATAATGCAGATAAAGATTTCGAGGATTCAGTAATGGATGATATTAAGAATAATGATTTTAGTAAATGGCAACAGGTACCTATAGTAGAATTTCCTGGATTTGACAGGAATTGTGATATTGATGAACCAATTAGATTAGGTGATATAGAATATACTATTGATTTCGCTGTATCTAATAGAAATGCTAGGAATTATTCACAAGAATTCATTTACAGAACATTTGGTTATCCTCTCGCTGCTGATAAAACTCTTATTGATATTAAATTTAATAAGAATGCTACAATTTTAATATGGAGTAATGGTTCTAAGACTGTTGTTAAGTGTGCTAAGTCTGATAATTATAATCCTTTAGCTGGTGTTGCTATTGCTCTTTTCAAAGAGAATATTGGTGGTGATTTTAGAGATTTTCTCAATTTTATAGATGAGAAATATGAAGAGTCTAAAGAATTTGAGAAACGTAAAGAAGCTAGAGCAGCCAAGAAGAAAGAGAAGAAGAAAAAAGCAGAGAAGGCTGTTAAACAGAAAGCTGTAGAAGATAAACTTTTACAACAGGCTGAAAATCAATATAAAAGACGTACTAGAAAATCTAGTAAATAATATCTAAAAGGAGGTGAGTTTAGTGGATTGGAATTTGTATAGACAATTCCTATTAACTAATATTCCAACTGCTAGAACTGCCTCTGGTGGAACATTCGTTACTTGTAAATGTATGGAATGTGGAGATTCTCTAAAGTCTAAGAATACACACATGTATATCAGTATTCCTCAGAATGATGATGATGTATCTTGGTACTATTGTCATAAATGTAATTGCTATGGGTGGGTTACTCATAACACATTAATCAAATGGGGATTATTTGATAAAGATATTGCTCTGGGATTATCTGAGCATATAACTAAGATAAGACTATCAGGTAAGGGTGACAGACTTTTCCGTCCGTCAGTATATCGAATTAGGCATAGTTACGTGACCCCTAATGCGAAAACAGAAGAAAAACGACAATATGTGTGTAATCGTATAGGAAGAGACCTTTCAGTGGCTGATTTGTGCAATTTGAAGATTTGTCTCAATTTGATAGACTTATTAGAAGAAAACAATATTCGATATCTAACTAGAGATAAGAGTATTGTTGAACAGTTAGACAGAGAGTTTGTTGGATTTATATCTATAGATAACGCATTCCTTAATATGAGAAGAACTTGTGATGAGGGAATTGTAAATGAGAATATCGATAAGAGATATATCAATTATAGAATATTTGATAAAGAAGATACAGCGCAAAGATTCTATACAATTCCATCGCAAGTAGATTTAAATTCTAGGAATAGAATTAAATTACATATAGCAGAAGGACCATTTGATATTTTATCAGTATATCTAAATCTTAGAAATTGTGAACCTGGAATATATACAGCTGTATCAGGAAATAATTATTTCAATATTATTATGCATTTCTTATCGACTATGAAGTTACCATATGTCTCTTTAGAAATGTATATAGATAATGATGCTTATGGATCAATTGATAGAATTAAGAGTATTATGGATAAGATTCCTGATAAGACTATTCCTGTATATATTCATAAGAATACATATCCAGGTGAGAAGGATTTTGGTGTACCTTTGAATAGAATAAATGAGTCTGTATTGAAACTAAGATAATGGGGGATTACTTATGTTTGCTATGAAAGATGAACAATCTGGAAAAGTTAAGTTTAGAGGAACCGAAGCAGAATGTTTAGAATTCTCTAAACAGAATCCTAATTATAAATATGTCATGGAAGATTTAGATAAAGATAAGGAGAAGTTCAAGAAGTATCAAGTAGTAGATTCTATAGAAGATTAATTCAAAGGAGTTTCTCGATGGTTGATTCACAAACAATAGAAGAGTTAAAGAAGGATATTATATTTAGTTGTGAATTTATATTAGATGATGACGATGATGTTTCTGTAAGAAAATCATTTATATCTTTATTCGTAGAAAAGAGTTTGAGAAAATCTAAATTATCAGATGATATCATGAGAGATATCATTGAAGATATATGTAATGAATTAGTCTAAGAAAGGAGGACCATATGAATATTCCCTGGGCGATGCATATTAATCTATCTCATAATAAAGAAAATCTAGAACGATTTACAACGAATATTAAATTCGATGAAGATATGAAAAAATATTCATATGATATAGATGATATATTAGACCAGATTAAAGAGATGCTAGAGAAATATGGTCCTATAGAATATCATAAGTCTGTTGATGTAAAAGCATTAGAAAGATTTATGATGAAACGATTAGTAGAAATGGATAAGATAAAATAAGTGGAGTCACATACTCCACTTATTTAATTTCAGTTGGAGGTATTAAAATGGCTAAAGTATATTTAAAAGATAAGATGTATGGCTTCTTAATCGATGCTGATAAGATAGTCAAATTTGAGAAGAATGAGAAGAAAGGTGAAGTCACAGCATACTTAGCAATGGGTGATAAGTATGATACTATCATTCTTTCTGCAGAGACTTACAATAATTATATGAAGAATTGTAAGATTATATATTAATGGAGGTATTATATTATGGAATTTCATATAAATGATAAGGTAAAATTTAAATCAATAAATGAGAATAATGAAATTCGATCTGGTAAAATTACTGAAATCATTGATGATAGTTATTTATTTAACAGAAAATTTTATAATATCTGTTCAGAAGGTGAAGTTTATCTAAATATACCTGAAGGGTCCATTATTAGTTATTTTCCAGTTACAGATTGTATTGAAGATGAATGTGTCGATGCAGTGAAAGAGCAGGAGAGACCTTCCGATAAGTATAAAAATTATAAACGTGGTGATTGTGTTTACCTTATAAATGATCCAATGAATGTACACGATCACGTAATTATCACTGCAATTTATTCGGACAATACTATAGGTGTAATTGATTTGCTTGGAAGAGTCTATGTATTGGATTTATCGAATACTTTTATAAAACGGAATTTTGGTAATATCATTATTCCTGGGTTTGGCGAAGTAAATGAAACAAGAATACCTGTTTTTGACGATTTTAAATATCATTATGGTGATATTGTTACATATACCAGTGGATTAGATAAATATGTTGGAAGAATTGAAAGTGGAATACATATTGAAATAGTCTATACAGATTTATATCCATCATCAATTGAATATCAAATTATAAATATAGATAGCTCAATTAATGCATTGAGGAATTATAATGAGATAGAACCTGGTGATTATAGAATGAAAGAGCAGGAGAATAAAATCACCATGGAAGATATTCGGAACTGTTTCGATGATGACTTTGCCGCAGATGGTGATGATAAGTGTGATGCTGAAGAAGATTATCGCTGTTCATATCAAGACAAAATTGGATGTCCTGTTGAAATTTTTACAGGTCCATTAGCACCACTTCAATCATTCAAAGATATCTCTGAAATAAGATTTGATAAACCTGAAATAACTATAGTTTATTCTAATGGCGGAGAGTCTAATGTTGAACTTCCAAAGAATGCATATAATAAGAAAGTAGGTTTTCTCTTAGCATATCTTAAGGGAATATTAGATGATATAGAATATGCTAGAGTCGCTGGTATTATGGAATCGATCAATAAGGAACCTCAGCAGATTATTGTGAATTTAGAGACTTATAATGAAGATGATTAGGAGGTATTATATTATGGAATTACAAATAAAAGATAAAGTAAAGTTTAGAAGTGTATCCGAGAACTTAGTAAAGATTGGTTTGATTAAAAATATTACTCATAAACTTAATAATCCTAATAATAAATATGAGATTCTTGCTGATGACGGAGAATTGTATCTTAATGTATATGAAGATGATATAATTAGCTTTCTTGGTTTTGGCCCTTCATATATGACTGATGAATGTAATGATACAGTAGAAGAGTTGACGGCAAACTGTATTGACAAGGCTAAAGTTGAAGTAGGTGATTGTGTTTATCTTGAGCATAAATCAGATAAAGAAATAAAAGGTGATTTTATCATTACATATATCCTGGGTAATAAAATAGAGTTATTATCTTTAACAGGAATACATTATTTTGTTTACAAAGAAAATGTCAAAATCACTGCAAATATAGGTTCTATATTTATTCCTGGAGTAGGATACAGTCATACAGTATTACTTAATAAAGGTAAAATAGACACAGATACCTTCATGTATAGATTAGGTGATATTGTTACTATTAAAGCCACAAAACGAGTAGGTAAGATTGTTGATGCTTATTTCTCTAGAAGTAACGGATGTATAGCATATAAAATTGATTATTTTGATAACAATGAAGATGAGTATATAGTATGGCAACCTTATACTAATATAGAACCTGGTGATTATAGAATGAAAGAGCAGGAGCAGAAGACTAAATCAGATAAAAATTTTACATATGAATGGGATGAAGAATCAGGACTCTCAGTACATGGACGCTGTGATAAATGCCCTGCTACGGATATTCTCAATCAAGATTCATTAGCAGGTTTACGTTCTCATGATGATATATGCTCAATAAGTTTTCATAAACCTTTGGTATCTATATATTATAATAATGGCGGAGAGTCTAATATTGAACTTCCAGAGATTGTATATAATAAGAAAGTAGGTTTTCTCCTGGCATATATTCAAGGTTTAGTATCAACCAAAGAATATCATAAAGTTATCAGTGTTATGGAATCAATCAACAAAAACCCTCAGCAGGATATTGAATTTGATGAGACTTGTAATGAAGATGATTAAGAGGTATTCTCTATGGCTAAGAATAATAAGTTGATTGATACTTGTAATAGGCTATTAGCAGATAAGATATCTCAAATATTACCATGTGCATTCTGTTCATTCTTAGTAGTACTCTATGAAGAATATGGTTGGACAACAGACCAATTAGAAGAGTTATTAAATAGAGTACAAGCTAGATATGATGAACTAGAAGAAATGGGTAATAAACAGATGAATACTTACTGTGAAGAACGTACAGGAATCACTCTAATACCAAACAAAGACAGATAAGAAATAGCCAGAGGAGTATAATACTCCTCTGGTGTTTTATTTTTTTTTTATAAAAGTTAGATATTTCAATAATATATTATATCTATGAATAAAGTTGAGAAGAAATAATTGTGGAGGCTATATGTATGAGAAAGCGACTTAGCTTCATTAAAGATTATTTCGATACTAAATATTGCGAAATCATATATAGACATGATATCCACAATGAGAAATTTATCCATAAAATAATTTATTGGATAATCTCAAAAACCATTATTAAATAGCCACCAACTATTTATATTGGTATATCTAGATAATTAATCATCTGATTAATGAGTATCATAATAACAATATGTGAAATGGTATAACAATCTTCTCAATAACTTTATTCATATTATTTCATAGTTATTATGATATTAATATCTTAATAGAGAAAGAGGAGCATAATACTCCTCTTTCTTTTTTTATAAAAAAAAAGTAGATTATTTCCATAATATATTATATCTATGAAAGAAACTAGAATAAATATAAAGAAAGGAAAATTAATAGATATGAGAAGAATTGTATTTAATCTTAGATCTAAACTTGATGATATTTATATCTCCAGATATTATGAAGATATGATTTCTGATTGTGATAGGTCTTTCTATTATAATATTTTAAAATACTTATGTATCTTTCTTTATAAGATCGAGCATCTATAATTATCGCAACTAATTATAGATGAGATATCAATCAAGTTAATATTATATCCCAATTTCTATATATTGACTATATTCTAGTTTCTTTCGTTATCTTAAAGTTAACCTAGTTTTATTTTTTTGTAAAAGTTGGTTATTTCAATAATATATTATAGATATGAAAGAAACTAGAATAAATATGGTACAAAGGAGATGATATAATATGAAGCCTTTGCTTAATAAAGCTAGGTCTATTATAGATACTAAATATATTTATATCTTATATGAACTCACACTTCAGAATAAGAATAATAGTATTATCTGTAATATATTATCTATAATTAGTAATGTATTATATACATTAGAGAATTTATAAAATAAATTCATATCTTCATAACTCCATAAGTTAATATAATTCCCAATTTCTATATATTAACTATATTCTAGTTTCTTTCATTATCTCAAAGTTAATCATGTTTTATTTTTGTAAAAGTAGATTATTTCAATTATATATTATAGATATGAATAAAGCCATGAAGAAATAAATTCATGGAGGATATTTAGAATGATTGATAAGATTAAGAATTCAATTATTCAATATTTAAGAGGCAAGATATATTATTTTGTACTATTTAAATATCATCCACGAAGAGACAAAAGCCCAGAGCATTGAGCTCTGGGTATTGTCCAAAATTCTTAAATAGTCTCACCACTATTAAGAATAAATCTGTAATAAGTTAAATTTCCTCACAAGAATTTAACGAGTATCACAATACAATATGTAAAGTAATAATCAAATCTTCATTACAGCTTTATTCATATTACTTTATAGTTATTGTGGTATTAATATCTTAGCAAAGAAAGAGGAGCACATACTTCTCTTTCTTTTTTTTACGTAGGGTCTATAGATTGAGTCTTAACTTTATTATAATATGTATATTTAGTAAAAATTTATATATAATAATTCTAAAAGGAGGATTATACTATGTCATATATTACACCCGGTACAGACGGCAAATGGTATCCTGAAAAGGAACCTGTAATCCCTCGTGTATATCATGAACATCTCTCAGAAGAGCAACTTTTAAATTTATACAGCCCTACTGAGATCCAATCTTTATATAACAAAGCGTACTTTGTATCTAATCCTAATGCATTTCCTGCTAACGGATATCTTGGAGCAAAGTGCGAATATGTAGACAAATGTCAGAGCGGAGCTCGCCTTAAACCTGGTTCAAAGACAACTAATCAGGTTATTAAGTCTATGAGAATTAGAAACCTTGGTACAGCGAAAGCATGGGTTAGATTATTCATTGCTATCCCTTCAATTCTTGATGATGCTCAGCCCGATTTCGATGCTTCCAAGAATGTACTTCATTTCAATACAGATTCTGCTAAGGGTCTTGCTGAAGGACAGTGGAACTATGGTAAGGCTATGGATAGAGCAGCTGGCGCATATGTTGGACCTTCTGGTTGGAACTTTTATGCTACAACTATCAAGGGTATCGCTTACAATGTATATGTAGCTACACTTGAGACAGCTCTTATGCCTGGACAGCTTTCATCTGAAGCAGTATTCCAGGTATATCTTGATGCTAAGTGCTCTGAAGATGATATCATTAAGATCAATAAGACATTCGGAACAGATAAGTGGCAGATGTATGCTGCAGCTGAAGCTGTTGCTGCTGAAGGTATTGATGAAGATGATACAGAAGATGCATTCACAGCATTCGCTAAGATTTATGAAGAAGTAGGCGAAGGAAAGCATAATCCTTTTGCTTAATCTCTTTGTAGATATATCACCTTTCTATTTTAAGGCATTCATTAAAAAAACGTGATCTCTCGGGATTAAATATCCCGAGAGATTATTTTTTATTATCGTACTAACCTTAATATAATAAAAATCGGTATGGACAAAATTGTTCCTAGCCAGACAATTATATACCGATTATTTTTTGCCTCTCTCGTTCAGATGATGGGAGGGGGTGATTTGAACGAGAAATGTACAAATTAGTTTTACTTCCATTCTTTAATCTGGAATTGCCATTTTTGAAAAGCTCCATAAATAATATAACAATGACTCTAAAGTTCGCATATTGACACGTACATCAAATCCCCCTCCAATTACTAAGACAATAAGGTTACTAAATCTCATTGTTTCTTCTTTCTTCTGTTGAGGGCTAGAAATAGCCCTCATATTTTATTTGTAAAATATTACATTTTAATATGATTAAAATGGTAGTAAAAATAGTAAATAATTACACACTCTATAACAGAAATATAATAGAATATATCAGAAAGGACAACTGATATGCAAAAAGATACATTTATAGCCGTACTTAAGGATAATGATCCTGAAAAGATGATGGAATATTTACTTAATAACGGCAAGAAGCCTAAACCTTTTAATCCGTTTAGACTTCTTTCATCTAAAGAAATGGAGGAATTAAAAGATGGAACAAACAATGAAAGACTTAATGAAAGAGATTAAGGAAGTAACAGCTAAACAGAGAGGTGCATCTAAGGTAGATGAAATCAGAGTTATGAGAACTATGCTTAATGACCCTGACTTTACTGTATCTGTTTATGACAAGAGTAAAGGATTAATTGGTTCTCGCTGTCCTAGAGAAGAAGCTATTAAGTTTGCTAGTAATCTTTGCTCATCTGTAACTGGTATCGATAGCAAGTCTGCAGATGAACTCGCAGCTAATTATGAGTTTACTAAGAAGGATGCTATCTTCATGATTGATAATGCAAAGTCATTCATCCAGACTTATACTTCCACAATGCGTAAGTTGCCTATAATTCAGACAGAAGATTCACAGGCAGAGATCTTTACAAGACCTGTAGAAGCTAAGACTAAGGTTATTCCTAGCACAGGAAAGACAACAACTGTCCCTGCTTATACTAAGATTATCTGCAAGTCAAAATGTCCTAAGTATGCTAAATAATTAAATATAGAAAATAAGTCATAGGAGTATTATACTCCTATGACTTTTATTTATTTAATTCATTTAAAAGATTATCTATTTCTTTAATAGAAATATCAAATGCATATATAAGTGCTTCTTCCAATTTTATTCTAAATGATAACAAATCGTTTTCATATTTGATAAATTGTTTAACGATTTTTTCATCATTTATTATTTTAATAGCATTATCAAAATATTTTGATTCATTATATTTATAACTCTTTTTATCTTCGTTAATATTTTTATTATAAATATTAAGTTCATTCTTTACACTATTTAAATCATATTTTAATTTGTTAATAATTTTACTACGATTTTTATTATTAATTTCTATCTCAAATAATTGTATTGAAGCATCTTTATATGATTTACCGTTTAAATTTTCTGCAAGTTCTGATTTAATTTCTTTTAATTTATTAATATTATTATTAATTAAATCATTCCATTCTTTAATAGTTACTGATTTATCATCATTTTTATTAAATTTAAAATATAATATAGGATCTTCATCAAAATCTTCATAGGAATCAATTTCTGATATTGCTGTTATTAATGGACAATTATCAGATAAATATTTATATGATTTTTTAATCGTACTATCATCTTTCTTTTTAAAAATATTTAATGATTCATTTATTACGCCATATCCGTAAAATTTATCACCATATATCATTATATTATCCTCCTAATATATATTATTATAAAAATGTTTTTTTTTTGATTAATGTATAGAATATATTTTTTCTTAACTGGATAACTTTATAGTAATTGACTATTAGGAGGAGATAACAATGACAGAATCCGAGAAATATAATATAGTCGAACAAGAAAAAGAGAGAGTGCTTGTTATGATGAAAGCATCTGTACAACAACTTCTTTTACGAAAGTGTATGAAAGATTGGGAGAGGAAGAATAACAATGGCTCAGATAATTAACCATGATAAAGAATATCCTGCAAAATGTGAAGAGTATATGAAATATATAGATAATCATAGAGAAAGAGTAAAGACCGCTTACTGTATGTATTTCAAAGATAAAGTTGGCATTATATTTGAAAAGGTCTTTAATGAATCATGTACAGACCTGGGATTATTAGTGCCACAAATAGAATACCAAATAGAAAATCATGATATGTCTAAGTATGGTGATGAAGAGTTTGAAGGATATAGAGCACACTTTAATCCAACCGCTTTAGAAGTAGAGAAGATGAATGATGATTCTGAATTCAAAGATTTGATTCAGGAGAATTTTGATCAGGCATGGTTACATCATCAGCAGAATAATGATCATCATCCTCAATTCTGGGCTTGGAATAAACTTGAAGGTAGTAAATGGATTATATTAGATCAAATGAAACCAAAGGCTACATTGGATGATGGTATTATAGATATACCTTTCAATTGTATAATATGTATGCTATGTGATTGGGCAGCGATGTCTAAAGGTGATAATGATTTTAATTATATTCCTTGGATGATTTCTGATGATTCTAGAGATGAGATTGATTTATTAACTGGAGATACCAGAGATATTATTGTAAAGATTACTGAGTTAATTTTACCTGGTGAATATAATAAATATAAAGATCAAATTGAACAAAAGTTTTATGGAGATGATAATAAGGAGGAATAATAGATGAATGCTTCTACATATGCACATAGTGTGACTATTAGTTTCCTTCTACATAATCAAGTAACAGAGATTAATCCTAATCATATAAAGTATATTATAATCGAAAGTAATTATGAGCAGATTTTTATGCCTGTTATTTATATTTCGATGTCTATAAACAGGGATACTTATTCTAAGATAGTTAATAATGAGAAAGAAGGTAAGATATATCTCAAGATAGATAAATATAATGAGTATTCTCAGAATAAATTATATAAAAAATATCTTGAAGGACAATTTACTTACTTAACTTCAAATAACAACCCTAACTATGCTGAAGACTTATCATCATCTGGTAGTGGTAGTGATATTTATGTAACTATTAATCTTGCATTAATGAGTATGGATATCTTGAATAAAGAGAAGAGATCTTTTAATGGTATCTATAAAGATATAGACCAAGGAACTCTAATCTTAAAAGCATTTGAAGATTTAGAATCTGTTATATCTCCTTTGAAGTTTAATCCTCATTATAAGAATATCATGATTCCGCCTCTATCTTCAATACATAAATACTTATACTATCTATATGACATGTGTCCATTCTATGATACGAACTATATGTTTTTCATGGATTTCAATAGAACTTATTTATTGGACTATTCTGGTGATTATTGTCCTTCTAGAGATGGTCAGAAACATACTGTTATCTTGGATATAAATTCTGTATTAAGTGAAAAAGCATATTATGAAGGTATGGAAGAAACTGATGAAGAATACCATATCTACATAAATCCCTCATACAGTACAATCGGTTTGAATAAACACTCAGATAAGATAATAAATCAGTTAGTATTTATAGATGATGAAGGAGATATTCAAAAAGTAGATATTAACGTAAATGCTTCACCTGATTCTGCTGTTAAACAGAGTTTTATCAGAGGAGAACATGCTAAACTTTATATGAACGTCATGAACTCTTCTGCTGAAGGTGTTGAAGTAATGAAAGAAGGTATGGATAGTTCTATTCTCACTCCAAATAAGATGTATATGGTTAATAATACCAAAGACCATTCATGTGATGGTAAGTATTGTCTTATAAACAAGAGAGAAGTTATCAGAAATATGTCTGGTACTTTTAGAAATTCTATATCTCTTGGTTTACGTAAAGTAGGAGTTGTATTACCTCTTAGAGATGATGTAGAAGCAAGAGCAGTATATGATAATGCCTCTGCTGTATATCGTCAGAAGAATACTATAACAGAGAATACAACTAGGGAAATTTTAACTAATAATGGTACTAAAATAACAATAAATGGATGACCTATGATGGTCATCCATTTTATTTTTTATCTTCTAATAATCTCTAAAACTATTTAACTTTTTAATAAATTACTTAAAGGAGGAATAAAGCCTTATGTTGTTAGATATAAAATATGACGTCATTAATAGCCTTTTAATTAAGCTTAGATTTGACGATAATTCTGTTAAAGAAGCTCGTGTATCTATTGGTGATGTTGTTAATTGCTCATATAACAAAAATGGTATGCGTAAGACCATTGAAGGTGTAGTTAAGAGAATTGCTACAGAGAACAATCCTTGCAACTGTCCTAAGTGGTATATGTATGTAGATTCTAGTAAGACTGGATTTGCAGCTGTTGAAAAGATTGAAGTTGATAAGATTCTTGATATTGATGTATTAAGAAAGGGTGCTGGATTAATGGTTATCCATACACCTGGAAATAGAATGATGGTATCTGACTTCAGAATCAATGGCAATTACTTACAGTGTAGCCCTGACTACGGTAAGCATTGGTTTAAGGTTGCAGAACTTAAATGTGATACTTATGACGTTCCTGCAGAATATCAGGAACTTGCAGCTAAGATTGCTTCATTATTACCTGCTCATATGAATCCTGGTCTTAAGGCAGACTTAGTTGTTAAATTAGTATTACTCTTTAAGGATGAGAATCCTGAAGATATTGATATCAGAAGAATCGAAGAGAAGCTTGACAACACAATTGAAGATGTTGCTGAGAATACTTCCAATATCAACTATGTAACCAATAATTATGCATTAGCTGAACAGGGAGATGAGACATCTGATGATTTCTAATGAATATCCTCACAAAAGTGAAGAACCAGTTAAACCTCAATTAGGTGTATTCATAGGTTCGGATGACTCTAATTATAAGAGAAAACCTGTATATCCTAGAGTATACCATAAACATTTGAATACTCAGACTCGTAATACCATATACGGTGAACAAGCCGATTCGTTATATGGTAATGTAACTGGATTAGAGATAGCAGAATTAAGCGCAGCGCAAATAGATTTCCTACTTGCAGAACAAAGAGACTATTAAAAAGATAGATTAGAAGAGGAGATTTTTAATCTCCTCTTCATACTTGTTTAAATATTATGAAAGGAGAACATTAAATATGCCAACGGAATTAAAAACAGACTTTAGATTTAAGCGTGGCACAAAAGATGGCTTAGAGCATTTAGCCGTTGAAAATGGATCTCTTAATTTTACTATTGACACTCAAGAATTCTATGTAGATATAGATGATCGTAGATTAACTATAAGTGGTGTAGAGTTCTATAATACTGAAGCAGAAATTAAGGCTTTAACAATTCCTGGTGACAAGATTTATGTCGCCAAAAATACAAGACGAATATTAGCATATGATAAAGTTCAAGAGGACTGGATATACTTATCCAGTTCGGGTTTATCTATCGGTACTTGTTCTACATTAGGAGATGTAAAAGATAAGGTTGTTACTATAGCTGGTGACTTTGTATTAGATACAGGAGCTACAATTGTAGTTAAGTTCGCTAATACAAATACTTATAGTGCTACACTTGAGAATCATATCACTCTCAATGTAAACAATACTGGTGCCAAAGACATTTACTATGGAAATTCAGCCTCACCCACTGGAACTATTCCTATTGCATTTGGTGAAGAGAATGTTCTCATTCAATATATGTATGATGGAACTTATTGGGTTTGGATGGGATCTTCTAAAGATCAGAATACACAATATTCTGAAATGGATGAAACTGAAGCTAAGATTGGTGAATCTACTGTAGCTAAGGTTTTATCAGCAAGAACTTTAAATGCTGCTATAGAGAATAAGAATTGGGATGGAACTGTTAGTGAATATGAAGATATCACACATCCTGATCCTACGATAAATTATTTCATAGTACCAGATGAAGAATAGGGGGTAATGAATTATGAAAACATTAAGAATTTGTAATTCAGAATTCTTGCCCGTATATCAAGATAGATCTCCTGATTACATATATTTCTTATATGATAAATTAGAGATCTATATCGAAAAGACACAGTATTTTGGATTGTATACTATTATAGATACTCTTCCTGATGCTAGTGATCCTCATGATAAACCTGTTCCCAATATGCTTTATATCACTATGGATGGAGATGTTCATGTATTTGATGATGAACACTGGAGAACCATTGCTGAGATAGAAGATGCTAGTCAGACAGAATATCTGACCAAGGCAGGTACTACATTCTTAATTAAATCTGGATATAGATACATTGATTCACAACAGAAGGTATTATGCTTACCATATCAGAATGGTGTATACCAATTATCTGTTATAGTAGATAAACCTATTATGATAGATAACCAGACTATCATTGTTTATAATGAAGAGACTGGTCATTTTGAAATTGATGGTGAGAGATACTATGATGAATTTGGTCGTAATCCTGAAATAATGAAGTATACGGCAGATGAAACTAATACTGTCAAGACTTATATTCAGAATGACCATATTCATGCCGATGTAAAGTTATCTGCTAAGGTGGGTAATACTATTCAGATTAGAACTGATGGTTTATACGTTGGTGAGAAAGACTTTGCTTCTATACAAGAATTTGAAGCATTAGTAACAAGAGCACAGGCTCAGATGACTGCTTTCAATTCTTATATGACTAATATTGAAGAAGCATTAGCTCATGTCGATATTACTCTTAGTGATGAGACTCTTAGAATGAAGATTCATGAATCATTACAAGATTATCAGTCAAATATCGATGAGGCTATTAATAATTATGCAGAAATAGTTGCTAGATATGAAGAATTAAAACAACAGTTAATCAATCATATCTATGAAACTTTAAATGAGTATAGAGTAGATACTGTAGATAGAATTAATCAGATTGCTAATGCATGGAATATGATGATTCCATACTTCAAAGCAACTCTTACAGCTACTCCAGATGGTTATGATCCTGCATTCTATGGTTTAGATATAGATGATGAGAATAAAGTTTACTATAAACTTGGTCAAGAGTACTTATATCCTGATCAGAATATTGCTGATTTAGGATATACACAGATAGATCCTCATACTATGATGAATCTTAATCCTGGAGATGTGGTTACATTCTGCTATGCTCATATTAATAATGATATTATAGAAGCCAAATCTTGTGCGATTTGTGTTGCTGAATAAGGTACATATTATATTGTAGATTTTAACATTGATATAATATGGTGAAAGGAGACTACTATGTCCGTTGTATCATCATTTGCAAAGATTCGACCTCGTAGAGGTACTCTGGCTAACTGGTCAGTTGAAAATCCTTTACTTGATGAAGGCGAATTTGTAATGGAAGTTCCTGATGCTGGTATCGGTACAGGACTTACTAAAATAAAAGTTGGAGATGGTATTCATAGATATAATGAATTACCTTACTCTTTTGATGCAACTTCTGCTGCTAGTATTATCGGTGGTGGTGTTACATCATTTAATATGATCCAGATTCGTTCTGGTTCAAATTCTGAATGGAATGAAGTTGATCCTATTATTGCTACTAATGAAATTGTTTATGACCAGACTTATAATTCTATTAAAATCGGTGACGGTGTTAAGAGATACTCTGAGTTATCTTTCATTAATGCAGCAGCAGTATTAGAAGATATCAATGCTGGTTCAGAAGGTTAATTGTTAATTAAGAATTGTAGTTATGCCAGTTTCTATAATTCTATAATTATAAAAAAAAAATAAATTAAAGGAGAAAAATATTATGCCTATCACAAATATTGCTAATCAGTTTAGCCCTCGTAGAGGTGCCAAGACTGCTATGAATAATCCTAGCAATCCTCAGTCAGCGATAGTTCTTAAAGCAGGTGAATTATTCATCGAATATCCCGATACCGGAGTCGGCACTGGTGCTTGTAAGGTAAAAGTCGGTGACGGCACTACACAGTATAAGGATCTTCCTTATGCCATCGAGAACGATGCTTCAGGTGCTACTATTGATTTTGATCCTGATACATCTACTACAGTAGCTACAGCACTTTCACATGTTGTTAGTGGTGCTGCTACATCTGCTATCGTTGCTGGTCTTAAGCAGGCTGTTACATTGCTTAATGGTGAAGCTATTAAGTCAATGACAGTTGACGGTAACGTTATTACAGTTACAGACAATGCTGTTTCATTTGATTCACCCGATTACACAATCGGCGTTTCTGCTGCATCTGGTACTGCTACAGTTACATTAGGTGCTGAGTCTGGCTATGGTAAGACAGATTCTACATTCGATATTTCATCAAGTGATGGATCTATCGCTATTGATGTAACAAGTGGTGCTCTTGATCTTACAGCTAATGCTACAGGTGCAATCTCAACTGTTTATGATACAGATCTTACAGCTGCTAAGGCTGTTGTATCTGATGCTAGTGGTAAGATTTCCGTTTCTACAGCTTCTGCTACAGAAGTTGGATACCTTGCTGGTGTTACAGGATCAATCCAGGATCAGTTAGACGCTAAGGCTGCTACTATCACTGGTGCTATCACAACAGTTGTTACAGATGACCTTACAGCTTCTAAGGTTGTTGTATCTGACACTAATGGAAAGATTGCTGCTTCTTCAGTTACTACTGCTGAACTTGAATACCTTGCTGGTACTACTGCTTCTGTTCAGAATCAGTTAGATGGTAAGGCTGCAGCTGCTCATACACATACAGAAGATGATATCACAGGATATATCGATGTAGCTAAACTTTATGGTGGTGCTTCAAGTGCTGGTCATAAGATTGACCTTGCATTAATTCCTCAGGGAGCACTCGAGAGACTTGTTGTCGTTGCTGATGAGGCAGCACTCCGTGCACTTACATCTTCAGATGTACAGCTTGGCGATGTTGTTAAAGTTACAGCTACAGGTCTTATGTACTTCGTTAAGGATGAGTCCGCTCTTCCTGTTGGTGCAGAAGGACAGATTTCTGACGCATTCGAAGAGTTCTCAGCTGGTACTGCTTCTTCAGTTCCTTGGAGTGGTGTAACTGGTAAGCCTGAGACATTCCCTCCTTCAACTCATACTCATACAATGAGTGAAATCACTGACCTTTACGGAAACTTCAGTGGTGCTACAAGCGCAGCAGCTGGTGCAACAGGTTTCGTTCCTGCTCCTCAGGCTGGTGATGAAGCTAAGTACCTTTGCGGAAATGGTACATGGGTTGCATTCACAAATGCTACAACAGCAGCAGCTGGTCTTATGTCAGCTGAAGATAAGCAGGCAGTTGAACTTCTTAAGGCTGGTATCTTTGACTTTGGTGATGAGACACCCGCTTAATAATCAGTCATTTAAAAATAAATAGTGGAGTGTGTAATTTTACATGCTCCACTATTTAATAATAAATAATGGAGGTTAATGATAAAATGCCAATTGATATTGCAAAAACCTTATCACCTCGTAGAGGCAAAACCTCCGCAATGGCGACCAGTGATAAGAAGAATATAGTTCTCTCTCAAGGAGAAATATTTATAGAATATCCTAACACTGGTCTAGGTAGCAGTGGTATTTATCGCATTAAAGTCGGTGATGGAACTACAACCTATGAAAACCTGCCAGATGCATTTATATCTGATATAAGTGATTGTGACGTTACATTTTCTGCTGATACATCGACAGATGTTACTACAGCACTTAGTCATGTAACTACTGGAGCTTCGTTAGCTACAATAGTAGCAGGTTTAAAGCAAGCTGCTCAGCTTATGCAGAACAGAGTATATTATCCTGCTAGTGTTTCATCTTCGGGCATCAGTGCAAAGACTTTGGTAGGTAAGAGTAGTACAGGCAATTATGTGTCTTTGGCACAGAATGTCACTATAGATACCAAATATCCTATTCTTTATAGTGAGACTGCTGTTACTAGTGGTTCAACTAATGCTAATGCTCTGCTTATTGCAGCAGCAGATATAAGTGGAACTAAGACTTTTAGTGATTCAGGATCGATTCTATATGCTAAGGGACTTTTAAATGGTGTATTGTTTACAATAAATGATATTACTACAACTGCTCCTAGTACTGAGGATGGATATGAATATCTCATGCTTGGTATAACAAGTGGTTCAAATACCTTAGTTATCACTCCTAATCATGAAATCTTCAAGTATACCAATGGTGTATTTGCTAGATACTGTGATATTGGAGATTATGGATCTGAAGATCCCCTTTCAAATTAAAATACACATAAATGAAACGATAAAGGTGAGATTCTATATCTCACCTTTTTCATTTATTTAATCGGATAATGGAGGAAATAATAAGATGGCTACTGTAAATAAAATTCTGTTGCCTCGAAGAGGTAAAAAATCTCTTATGGAGACTACAAAAGCATCAACACTCTTGGAGTCAGGAGAATTATTCGCAGAAGTTCCTGATGAAGGCGTTGGAAAAGGTCATACTAGATTCAAGATAGGTGACGGTACAACTGTTTATAGTGATCTTCCTTATGCTTTAGGAGATACCTCCAATGATGAAATTACTTTCCTTGATACAGCAGAGACTGATATCAATGTAGTAATTAGTAAGATAGCATCTGGTGCTAAATTAGAAACTTTAATTAAGAATATTAAGAAAGCCATTTCTATTTTAAAAGGAAATGATGATAAGTTAAACACATCTATCAGTAATCTTACTGATAGCAATACAATTAAATACGTTAAGTTAGTTAATACTTTACCTGCAGACGCTGCATCACATCCTGATACAGTATACTTAATCAAGTCGTAGAAAAGAGGTATTTGATATGGGTAAGCTTTTTATAGGCAATACCGGGTATAAAATGACTGTAGGTAATTCAAAGATAAAACGTGCTTATTTGGGTAATACTCTTATCTATAGTGATGATGTAACTGTTGTATATCATCTTGATGATAGTATTCCCCTTACATATACAGAATACGTAGATGAGGGAGCAGATTGTCTAACTCCTAAGTCATTTAATCCTGTAGGTGTGAAGCCAGAATATACTTTCTTAGGTTGGAGATTAGATAATCAGCCTGTCAATGAAGTATTAAGCACTTGTACTGCAACTGGCTCTACCGAAATACATCTGTATGCAGTATTCTATAATACTTATACAGTAAACTTCTATAATGCATCTACTACTAAGATTACTAAGACTTATATGATGTATTATAATAATGGAAATAGAGTACATCCTAAGATAAGTGCAGAAGATATGACTCTTAAAGCAGTTAGTTCATTTAAGAATGCTCTTGGATGGACAGATGTACTTAATTCATTTACACAGAAATACGCTAATGGAGTTGCTATAGAGATAAAATCTAATTTAGACTTATATTCTATATATACACAGAACTCTACACTATATATCTATAACGGTAGTGAAAGTGGTTCTATCAAGAGTGTATTTACAGCTACAAGAAATAGACAGTATAACTCATCTGCAGTATATACTGTAAATCCTTCAATAACTCTGAAGCATAACAATATAGCTGGATGGAATAATGCTGGATGGACTACTGTTAAAGATAGTACAGTATCTACTATTAATGATGGATTACTGAATATCACTGAGGCTTATGATGGCAAATCATTATATGCTCTTTATAGTAAACAAGCAGAGATGTATATCATTAATGGTGAGAATCGTACTCCTGATATGCCTGTTGGTGCTAAATCAACTATTACTGCTATGAGATATAGACAGATGATAGCAGATAAGGTTAATGTAATAGATCCTACTATCGTATTAGAGCATAATGAAGTACGTAGTGAAAGAAATTCTTATGTACCCAATGGATGGAATTTAGGCGATGATAATCAAACACCTGTTGCACAGGATGGTAACTTTAAATTTAGTTCTGAGTATGATGGCAAGACTTTATATGCATTGTATATAAGTGGTATTATGGTCACATGGAATACTTCTGTAAATATCATTAATAATTATGAATATAAAGACGTATATTTCAGAATGACAGAAAGTTCACGTTCTATAACCGCTCCTAAATTTAGACAGAAAATTAAAGAAATATCAGGATGGGATATATTAGGTTGGTCAGATTCTGAATTTACAGAATTCCCTACAACTGCTACATATGGTGATAATGAAGTATTCAGCAGAACTACTAGTGTAACTTTATTCCCTTACTTTAGAAAAGAAGTTAAACTCACAGCTACAGCTAAGGAAGTCACTACTATAGAATCTAAATATGCTTATTATAAACCTACTAATCCGAATCCTAGTATATTGTACAAATATCCTTCATTTACTATACCTAATCCTAGTGGAGATACAGAAACACCTGTTAAGTACTTCTTAGGATGGTCTAATGATAAGAATAAGACAGATATTGTATATCCTGCTATAGATAATATCACATTACAAGATTCTGTTCATATCTATGCGGTATGGAAGATTAAAGATATCCTAGTAAATGGTGGTATGGAAGGAACTCCTTTTGAATTAACTGGAATTAAATTAAATAAGGAACCTGGAGATACTATTCTTCATAATGTGTTTACAAGAAATATTGACTTTAAATATTATGAGAAGTTGTCTATTGATATTAAAGCAGATGTAAACTTTGAAGGAGCTGATGTACCTGTTAGTGATAATACTTGCATTGCATTTAGAGTATATCCTGGTACACAACCTAATGGAACTTTATGGAATGAACCTTATCATACTGATTTACGAGTTAAATCATATAATAGCACATCGCAAGATGTTGATGAAGATTTAGGTCCTTGTAGAGGTGATGTAAAGGCTATTGTTTACAATATACCTTTATACAACTCATATGGAACTATCTCTACAGTTAAGATAGGAGTTCAGGCAATAGGTTCTTCTACTAATCCAGATCTTACATATGGATGTAATGGTAGAATCTATAATATAACCTTCTACGGAAGAACTATGATATATTAATCAAAAATAAAACTGGAGGCATTAGATTGTCTCCAGTTTTTTATTTCTATTTTTTAATTGATGCTTAAATCTACTAAGTCGGATAATATCTATTATAGCTGGATAAGATAGATCATATCTGATTAGATTATATATCTTCTTACTAAGTTTATTCTTTTTAGATAATCCTCTATGGATTCTTCTGAATAAGCATGACATCATAGAAGCTTTTATGATTATTATATCATAATCCATTATATAATCTATATCTATATAATCCATAAATAATTGAATACCTTCTATTACGTATTTACCTTCTAATTGGGTAATATACTTAATGAAAGAATTTATTATAAGATATTCATCGTTAGAGAAATCTATATGGAAATTTAAATCTCCATATAATATATCTATAAAATATTTCACCTTTTCATTTAATATAGGTCTATTCTTAGTATAGTATTTTGTAATTTCATCTAAATGAATAACCTCATATCCTAATTTAGTAAATTTATTAGCAAAGGTTGTTTTACCACAACCAGAAATACCTGTAATGAATATAGTTTTGTTCATATTAATACCTCCATCATCTTTATAATATATAATTGAGATATGGTTTAAAAATAATTTCACATCTTATTAATGATATAAATAGTCTAATAAGACTTATACATAAATAACTGAAAGGAGATTAATTTCCTATGGCCAATGCAGGTAAAATATTAGCTCCGAGAAGAGGATCTAAAACTACAATGAGCACTGCACCAGGTTCAGCTATAGTATTAGCTGCTGGTGAAATCTTTATAGAAGAAGATACTTCTGCTGGAGTATTTAGAATAAAAATCGGCGATGGTGTTACAGCTTATTCATCATTAGCATATGCATTTTCTGGTGCTTCTGCAGATATTAAATTTGTTCCTGGTGAAAGTGGATTAACTTCTACTAATGTACAGAATGCACTTGTAGAATTAGCAGCTATGGCTGGTTCTGGTAGTGGTGTTTGTTATGGTACTTGCAGTACTGCAGCTGCAACTGCTGCTAAAGAAGTCACTGTATCAGCTGATCAGGACTTTGAATTAAAAGTTGGTGCAACTGTATTAGTTAAGTTTACTAATACTAATAGCGCTGCTAATGCTACTCTTAATGTAAATAGCACTGGTGCAAAACCAATCTATTATAATAATGCTGCTTATACTGCAGGTGGTGATATTGCTGGTTTTGCTAGTGGATATATTTCATATACATATGATGGTACATATTGGGTATATGCTGGAGCAAGTAGAGATTTAGATACAACTTATGCAGCTATCACTTCTACAGAAATTACCACAGGTACAGATACTGACCTTAAGACAGTTAGAGCGGATTATTTAAAGACTGGTGTTAATGATTTAATAGATGCCAAGGCATGGACTGGTACATCTCAGCAGTATGGTCAAATTCAGAATCCTGATCCTACTGTTAATTATTATATTGATGATAACCCATCAAATTAATAAAGAAGGAGGTAGAATCTCATGGATGTTGGTTCGATAATTGTTACACTCGTTGCCGCTATTATATCCAGTATAACGACATTAGTTGTATGTATTATAAATAACAATGCTCAGAGCAATAAACAGAAAGCACAGCTTGATAAAGTTGTTGCTATTCTTGAATATAAGCTGGAAGAACTTACTAAGAAAGTTGATCAGAGTAGTCTAATTAATGAGAGGGTAGTTAAACTAGAGAGTATGCTGCTCTTATTAGACCAAAAGATTAATGATATAAATAAAAGACTTGAAAAAATTGAAGAATAATATAGGAGGTTACAAACATGGAAAGTGTAAAAGAAAAGAAATTCATGAACAATAAAGTTTATGATGCACTCAAGATAGTTGCTGCTATCTTACCTTTAATTGGTGCATTCTACTATGGTTTATCTGAGATATGGGGACTTCCTTATGGTGGACCTGTGCAGGCTACATTTGCATTGCTTGCTTCTACATTAGCTGCTATACTTGCTAAGTTATCTTATGACTACAAGAAGTATAATGACCTTAAAGCATTATTAGCTGCTGGTGGTGTAGATGCTGTTGCTGATCAGATCACTGCAGAGAATACACCCGAAGTTGCTGTAGAAGAAACAGTTGAATCAGGTGAAGCTAATGAATAATGATTCTGTAATTGTCGTATCAGATGAAAGTTCTTTTAAAGTTAAGGTTGTTGTAGATGATCTTGAAGTAAAGAATGGACCTGGTGAAAACTTTATTACAGTTCTCCATATCAGAGATAAGAGTATTTATTCCATAAATGTTATCGAAAATGAACACTGGGGTAAACTTAAATCTGGTATTGGATGGATTGACTTAAATTATACAGTAAGAATCTAAATATATACCAGAGAGGTATGTGTTCCTCTCTGGTATTTTATTACTCTTTCACATATTAATAATTCAGATATAATAGGAGGTTTATTATGTCTTATCTTGATACAATTATAGAAGAATTTATTAAAGAATCTTCTGTAGATATATTATCAGCGATAGATAATTTTAACTATGCTGTTAATAATTCACCTGAAATAATAGAAGAAGCAGAATATACTAAGAAAGTAGAACATTTAAAACTTGAATTATTAGACATTGATAGATTTATAAAAGTAAATGATTGTAAAGCTATAGATAATCCTGTATTTTATAGCAGAGATAATATACCTACACCTGATGGATTATTATCTAATGAGATATTTGGTATAACACAAGCAGATAGAGCAGGTATATTTGCTTATATAAATCTTAATCAATGGTTTATAGATCCTTCATGCTATAAATGTTGGTCTAAAATTGATCCTAAAGTTAAAGATATTGTTCATAAGAACGGAACTTTCTCGATAGACAGTAATGGCTATATAGTAGAAGATCCTGTAGGTAAGAATGGTGTTAAATTCTTAAAGGATAATATTGATAAGATTAAATTCAAGACATCTGATTCTATGAAGAGAGACTTGAGAATTAATTATCTTGAGTTAAATAGAAAGAAGATGTTTATAAATAAATATATCGTTATACCACCTTATTATAGAGATACTAATACTGGTAAACGTTCTGTCGGTGTAGGTGGCATAAATAAGATATATTCACAGTTGATTATAGCAGTTAATTCACTTAAGACTACACAAGATTATGGATTCGATTTAAGTGGTCCTATGGAAGGTAGAGTACAAGAAGTAATAGTTGCTATATATGATTGGTTAGCAGGTAATACTAATAGCCTTATTCAGACAGATGAAGGTGTAGGTATATCTGGTAAGACTGGTTTATTAAGAAGAGCTGCTTTAAGTAAGACTACTAATTATGCAGCTAGACTAGTTATTTCAGCTCCTGATGTAAGAACTAATAGACCAGAAGATTTAATGGTTAATTATGACTTCTCTGCTATTCCTTTACATGCTGCTTTAGCATGCTATAGACCATTTGTACAGTTTTATGTAAGAAAGTTCTTTGAAAGTGAATTCATAGGAACAGAAACTTATCCTGTAAGACAGAAAGATGGAAGTATAGTTTATATTACTCCTAATAATCCTTTAATAGAGTTTAGCGATGAAGTTATAGTAAAAGAAATGGAAAGATTCATCCATTCTAAGAATAATAGATTAAGACCTATTATTCTTCATGATACAGAAGGTAAAGAATACTTTATGAATTTTAGAGGAAACTTTACTAATGATAAACTTGAAGGTGAAGGAATTTATGAAAGAAGACTCACATGGTGTGATGTATTCTATGTAGCTGCTTGCAGAGCAGTAAAAAATAAAATGGCTATTATTACAAGATATCCTGTAGATACCAAGTTTAACAGTATCGTAACTGGTTTAGTTATATCTTCTACAACTAATACCGAACCTATGTATTATAATAATGAATTCTTCAAATACTATCCTAAGATTAGAGAAGAAGATATAGGAAAAGGTACAGAGAATAAGTTTATCGATACTATGAGACTTTGTAATATATTCCTTCCTGGTATGGTTGGAGATTATGATGGTGATACAGTTACTGTTAAAGGTGTTTATACGGATGAAGCTAATGAAGAATTAAGAAAGTTTGCTAATAATAAGATGAACTTTACTAATACAGAAGCATCATCTACAAGAACATCAGCAGGACAAGTAGCACAATCGTTATATAACCTAACTTTAATACTTAATTCTGATAAGGAAAAATTAAAACCTGTTGAATTATAAAAATAAAAGTCCAGGGAATCTAAGTTCCCTGGACTAATCTTATGTAAATATTGTTTTCGTCTTCGTTGATAAATTCTTCTTTAGCTGTTGAATAATCAAATTGATGATTAACTAATTCATACTTCTTATTACATTTAGTACAATGAACTATCTTAAATGAATTATGATTTCGTAAATCTGCAGATGATGGAATATACATAGATACTGTGAATTTATTATTTCCACATTCACAAGTGATATTATCATAATGATCTATGTAAATATTTTTCTTCATTATAATTCTCCTTATATCCTATGCCTATAGAATCACTTATTTTATATTACCTTTATATGGTGCATCCCACCATTCAGTACTAAAACATATGGTTCCATCCATTTCAACTTCGACATCCAATCTATCTTTTATTACATCTGGAAATAAAGCTGCAATTATATCACCATTAGTAGGATTATCTGGTAATTGTATAATAGTCTCGGCATTATCTATCTGGTCTACAACAAATTCTACGCCTTCTGTGAAATCTTTGCTCTTTTCAGTATAAGATAATACATCAAATTTATCAGCATTTATTAGTCTCATTATTTTATCTCCTTATATCTTCTTGTATGTGAACCATCTGTATTCTCTATATCTATTTCTTCTACAGGAATTAATGGACAATTAGATTTTCTATCATCTTCTTCATCAGCAATTACACCGTCATCTATTCTGCAATACGCTATAAAATCACAGTCAACAAATGGGCACTTCTCACATAAACCGGGTTCTTTAATATTAGTATCAATTACATATTTCATAAATTAATCTCCTTCAAATCTTTCTACTATCGTCTCACAATATCCATTAGGTAATCCATCCCATAAAAATTGTGTGATATCATGCTCATCAGAATTCTTTAAAGCAAATAATAAAACTCTTTGTTCATATGATAACTCCAATAGATATTCACAAATTAATTTACTTAATTTAGCGTCTTCTCTATCTTTACCATCTGACTCACAATAGTTAATAACCCATTTAAGGTCATCATCGTCTATATTATCATCATCTGTTACAATGTGACAACAACCACCTGTACCTGCACCACTGGGAATATCATATAATACACAAATGAGTTTATTTACTATTTCGATTCGATAATCCCATTTAGGTTTAGAATAATTATCCATATTATATTCTCCATTCTTTAATAAAAATAAGAGTAGGAGAATTATTCTCCTACTCTTCAGATATTTTATTGTATTTGTTGTATTTGTCATAGACTTCAAATTCATCACAGTCTAATGCCATATACTTTTGAAACTTACCATATTTATCAGGTCCTATACCAGGAAGATTCTTGGGGTCATTTGTATTACTATAAATTAATGCTAAGTCTGTCATAGTCATATATCCTAGAGTAGCAAATGCTTTACGTATAGTACTAGGCATCTTGGTCATACCCATAATATTTCTATTACCAGCAATGAATGTACAATATAAATACATTCTCTCAGCATATAATAAAGATTCTACGAGATTCTCTACATATTCTTTATCTATATCACTATTCTTAGCATCTTTATCTACTAATCCTTCTTCTTTCATATAGTCTACAAATACATTTACTATATTTCTGAATGATTCTAGTGAAATAGGTTCTTCTTTAAAGAATTCTTTCTCGAAATCTCTTTCTGTAATCATCTTAAAAAAGATGTTGATTAATTGATCAATATCACTATTACTACAATCTGTAATATTGTACTTCCAATTTAATCTCTGGTATATGATTTTCCTCATAAACTGATGTTTAATCAATTTATCTGCCATAATTAGATCCTCATATAGTTCTTAATCATATCATCTGCAATATCTTCATATGTAGAGTCGCCTACTACATTAATTAAGATATTTACTACTACTTCTACATCATTCTCATCTGTTTCACTCTGCTTAACAAATGCTATAGAAGCAATAGCCACCCATTTAGCCTTTCTTACATTAACAGATGATTTAAGCATATAATCTTCACCTTCCATATAAGATTCTGTCTTATGGGATGATAATATACCATCTGTTGCTATCATCTTAGCATCTAAGTCTAATAAAAGACCTCCAATAGATAATGTGGTTAATTCAGCTACATTATTTACTGTTACATTAGCCTTACCATATACTCTATTGTAATGGCCAATAAATTCTTTTAAAGTTATCATTGTTGATAATACCTCCTATTTGAAATTATATATCTGTTGTTTACATTGTTATTATATATTATTGATTTTATTTTTATGCATTGGGATTTTAACATTTTACATATTAATAATAACTTATGTTATAGTGGCTAATATGCCTTAATAATAATAAAAGGAGAAAAGATAATTATGGCTAATGATACTAAATACGGTATTCTAATACGTAATGGCGTAAATTATTCACATGATGCAGCCGATAGTATATCTTATGATAATACTACAAGTGGATTAGAAGCCACTAAAACACAAGATGCCATTGATGAATTAAAATCTATAATTGACAGTGGTACTGGCGGTGGACATACTATCTTAGATGATACAGGTACTGCCCTTACGCAAAGAGATAAATTACAAATGGCTGGTGTTTATACTGCTGATGATAGTACCAACCAGAAAACTGTTGTAAATATTGCTAGAACAATGACCGAAGCTCAGCGTCGTGCATTACCCGCAGCAGAGCAGAAAGGATTTATTTATACAACAGATAATCCTGACTATGTTCCTTTAGATGGTGATAGTATTGCTTATAAGAATGGACTTTCCATAACTGAAGCTATAGATGGTCTTGCTGTAACAGATACATTTGATGTACTTGCTGAAAATTGGGTAGGTAATGAAGACCCTGAAACTGCAGAAGATTATCCTTATATAATGGAAATAGAAACTGATGCGTTTAATGATAATGCTAGACCTATTTGGCAGATGAATGGTACTGGAACTGTACCTGTGGGTGATGAAATAACTGACATTGCTATGGTTAGTGAAGCATGGTTTGATTCTAACGGAGTTATATTATATGCTACAGATCAACCTACAAATGATTTAGTACTAGAAGTGAAGGGGGTATTATAATATGTCCATTAAAGTTTTAATGAATGGTTCTAATCCTATTGGAGCTATTGCAAGTGGCCATGTAATTCTCAATGAATCTGGTACAACCATGGCTAATGAAAATAAATTGCAGTTTACAGGAAGTGGTGTTAATGTATCTGATGACAGTACTAATGGTAAGACTGTCGTTAATATACTTGAACAACATGACTTTACAATTACTACAACATGGGAAGCTAATGCTGATTTAGGTGATTATGAAACATATCCCTATAAACAGGTAATTAGTACTACTATTTATAATAATAATTCTGCTCCTGATGGATTAATATTAGCTGGAGATCCAACTGACTTTATGACAGCAGCTGAGACAGAAGATAAGTACAAATTATGTGATCAAATGTTATTCACTAGCACAGGAATCACATTATTAGCAAAAGAAGAAACAGAGAACGCGTTAACATTAAGAGTTAGAGGTAAATAATTATGGCTATCGGATGTGTAAGAAATCTCGGAGGTGGAGATTCATCTCCCAATACTACCGTATTAATAGATGGTTCTACCGTTAATTGTGAATTGGTAGCCACAAGCGGACATTCCTTTTCTATAGACACTACTAATGAAAGGGTAAGAGTTACCAGAACTGCAAGTTCAATATCATCATCTAGTGGTGTTTTTGTTTATTCGTTTGATATTACAAATTATAGCACTGCGTTAATTCAGGCAACGAATAATCAACGTGTTTTAACATTACAAATCGGTAATAAATCTGTTTACTTACCTAGTGGCACTAAAGCTACAGCTAACTTAGATGTATCAGATTTAACTGGATATGTTGATATACGTTTGTATATTTATGGTGATCCTGGTAATGCTGATATCTATAAATTTTGGCTAGAAAAATAATAAATATATGAGGTGATAATATGTTTAGATTATTTAATACGATCGGGGGGGGGGCAATAGTTTAAACATATTGGCCTCTTTCTTCAATAATTCTCTTTTAAAGGAGGATTATTGATATGGCTATTGGAATTATAAGAAATATAGGTGGTGGAGAAACCACTGTTAAATTTTCTGTTGTTTCAAAATGGGCAGACGCGACATGGAATATATCGGATGGTGTATTAAGCTTTGCAAGACAAGGCCAATATGGTCAGACGACAGGTGGCTATCCTATTGGTGGAGCAACGGAAGTAATAAAATTTAATTGTAATAAAGCTTGTAGAATTATTATAGGTGATACAAGTGGAGCGTCATCACAATATTATCATTATAATATATATTTAGGAGATACCTTAAAAGGTTCAACTACTCGTCAATCACCTGTAAATTATAGTATAGATTTAGATGCTGCTGGTGTAGTGGCAATAACTATTTATAATGATGGATTAAGTAACGGTAGCACGAATTTACAAGGACAAGCAATTCCATTATAATTATTAAAGTAAAAAGGAGATTAAGACTATGTCTCGAGGAATAAAATTAGGCGCCTCCGGATTAACCGGGGGGGGGGGAAGTTATGACCCCAATGGTAGATTTATCTGTAATACAGATAATTTACAAGTAGGAGATATTATTAGAGTAAGATCTCTTATAGATAGTGAAGTATATGATGCAGAAGTAGAAACTATAGGAGATCCTATAATATTTGATGTACCTGGTAAAGGTTATTATAAAGTATGCTTAGTACAAGATATAGAAGATACTCCTACTGAAATAGGTGGTATAAAGACTACATTAGATGTAGGCCAGGGATACTATGTAAATGTACTTAACAAGACTACATTAGGCGGTATACAAGGTATTCTCAATGCACATCAAGAGGCGGAATTACTTACTATTGGACATTCAATCACTATCAAATTAGGTGGAAATGATTGGATAATGGAAATAGGCCATATTGATGGAGTAAATCATATAGTTGATTTTGTGTCAAGATATGCGTCTGACACCGAATATCCGTCAAATGCAAATTATGAGAATAGAACAGCCTTACAAAGTTACTTAACAAGTTTTTATAATAGTATGACTTCGGATGATAGACAGTATATAAAAGAAAAAACTTGTACGTATTTTGTTGATTCCAATGTTATAAAAAGTATAACACAGAAAGTTTGGATTCCATCAAGAAATGAAGTCTTAGGAAATTTACAACTAGAAAACAATTATCAATTAACTATTTTCATGACAGCTTCAAATAGAATAAGAATGGGAACAGATGGCAGAGCCAAATATTGGCAATTAAGTACGAGAAATTCAAAAACAAGTGGTAATACGGATTGTATAAATCAATCAGGAACACATGATAGTACAGCAGCTGATATGAGGACATTACCTTGCTTTAGACTCATCGCAGATGTTTAAAAATTTAACACTCTAAGCAAAATTTTAATTTCTTTATACCTTAAAAATAAAACCACAGAGGATTTATTCCTCTGTGGTTATTAGTCTTTTTATATTATTCTACTTTGTTATTAAACTTTTCTATTTCGTCTAATCTCTTTCTTATAAACTTTAGAATATCTTTCCAGTATCTCTATCAATGCCACTTCATTTATTTGTGTTTGACTTAAAGGATCAGTTATATACCAATCTTTACCCAACAAGTAATCAATCGCAATTTGTCGAAATTCTCTATCAGAAATTTCTTTCTTATCAATTATAAACGATGGAATGATACTATACTTCTTTAATATTTTATTAAGGGCTATTACATTCTTTTGTTCAGCACTTAAATTATAATCAATTGATATTTCAGTGTAATATCTTGGACTTAATAAATAAGCAGAACAGTAACGTCTAAATACATTATCATATATACCTACTGGATATATATTATCTTTATCTTCTCTAGTATCATATAAATAATTTAAATAGTCTGTCAAAGTAACCATAAAATTACTCCTTACTCTGATGAATTTCATCTATCTTCTTACCAAGATTCTCCATTACATTTTCACTCTCAATAATTATTCTCTGAGTCTTATCTACTACTCTAATATTCTTTGTATGAAAAGGTACAGGAATCTTATCATTCATATTTGCTTGTGCAACAATATAATCATCAGGTATATCTTTTAAAAGTTCTTTTAATTCGCCTACCGATATATTACTCATAATAATTACTCCTCATCTTGCTTTATTTCTTTTAGCCAAGTACCAGAATATGCATCTTCCAACCATGCCCAGTTATGACAAAAATTACAGATAACTTTCTTATCAGTGACTGTTAAATCTGTTTTTAAACATTTGGGACAATGGTCTGTTATAAATAAATGCTTATATTCTATATTCATATCATTCACTGTCATATTACCCATAATATTATTTACCTCTTTTTTCTTTATAAAACACTTACACGTTTAATAAAATACGTAACACCATAATTTCCCCGGTCTGTATCAATATAGAAAAATGTATTAGATTCTTCATCGAATTTTTCCGATTCATCACCAAACAATTCATCGTAAAGAATCACCATTGAATCTTTTGTCGATTCAGCCCATGGTCTTGCAAAGGTATCAATAGCAAGTTTAAGATGCCTTTTGATAGCCTCTAATGCTTCATCTGGACTTTCAAAAAGCATATAATCATCATTAAGACCCATATATGGTTCAAAATAAAAATCGCCATCTGCATTAATCTTAAAATACGCAAGATAATAAACTTTATTACTTTCCTGTTTAGCTGTATTATATCCTCTACGATATCCTATATGCTTACCACCAAAATAGCATACAAAATATCCTATTGCACTGATCATAATAAATCCAATAAACATAAATACTACAGCAGTTATAGGCATACTATTCATAATATTATCTACCTCTTTTTTCTTTTTCTAAGTTTATATATGTACCGCATGGTTCACTAGAACTATGTAATTCTTTCTTCTTTACTCTACAATTACCCCAGGAAGATCCATTCTCTCCAGGATCATAATAAACACATATTCCGCAACATGCTTCTTCTTCAGTATCAGATTCCTCATACTCAAATCCGATTAATTCTGCTATTCCTATATGGGTATCTGTCTCATGTTTAGTATAAGCAAATTCAGTTGTAGAATTATTAGTCCCTTTCTTCATTTCTATACATACATTTAATATTTTACTTGCTGGTTTAGGACTTCTACTTCCATTACTAAATACCTCTCCACAGAGATTACATCTATATTTCGCTAACATAATATCTCCTTTCGTTTAAATATAAAGTGAGGGGTTTATTACCCCTCACTATTATCTGCTTTCATCTTTTTGGATATTAATCCAATTTCATAGTTTATTACAAGTTGTTCTAGACTATAGTTCATACTATCGATTTCTATATATGGTAATCCACAACTCTTTAGATCATTGATATTCTCTTCATAACATTGTAAAGCATTCTTCCATGCTCTATAATCTTTATCAGAGTTAGTTACTTTATATCTATTCTCTAATTTGTTTACCCATTCCTCTTTAAGAGATAATGAAGGGAATACCATTACTACATTCTCTGTAGTATCTTTTAATAAATCTCTTACTTCTTTATGGGAAGATACAAATACGATATTATTCTGCTTAGATAAGTCTATAGCAACATTAACATAGTACACATACCAGTCATCTGGTCTAATGCCATTCTTACCTCTAAATGTACTACTCTCTAAATCTATGAATTTAAAAGATATATTCTTATTATTACATAGGGTAGATTTACCTATACCCTGATATCCAACAACGATGATGATAATCACCTCCTATCTTATATTATAAGAATGTGATAATGATATTATAATCCTAATTCTTCTGCTTTGTACTTAGCCCACCAATCTGTAGCAATTTTATTTAATTCTTCATCAGTATAATCGGTCTTATTAGGTTGAAGTGGAAACTCTACTTTAAAGATGTAATATGAGTAATGATCACCTTTATATAGATTTGCCACAGGCTTCTTTTCTACACTCAATTCAGAAGGTTGATCATAATAATCTATATACATACCTTTACTGACAATAGAATATTTATAATGCTCATTAGGTTTAACAATAAAATTCAATACAGGATATATAGTAAAATCATCAGTAATTTTTATGTTATCATCATCTATATCCCACTCTTCAACTTCACATACACCAATAAATCTACGATCATCTTTATTAGCAGTTATTGCATAAGCGTAAGCCTTCTTTTTATCGGTAAATACTTTCTCTATATGGTAATCAGAATATGTACCAGCGGTTACAATATATACTTTACTCATCGTCAGACCCCCTAATTACGTCAATCTGACACGACCTCATTACGTTTAAGGCGTTTTCGTGCCTTTCGGGTGTTGTTCCAGCGCAAAGGTCTTCTAAGACCTTAATTTCGAGTTCTGGACAATATGCCTTGATTAATAGAGCATTACTGATTACACAGATATCTGTACATACACCACAAAGATATACCGTTGTAAATAATTCGTGCTCGTAATAAATTCTGATAACCTGAGCCAATTCAATACTACCAAAAGTATATTTACAAATATCAGCACGATGAGCATTATTATCATTCATAGCTTTTCTAATCTCATCATTTAATTTATGACCTTCAGTGCCATCCATACAATGAGGTACAGGAAGTTTCTTACCTTCTTGGGTATATGAATAATCATCAAAATGAGTATCTCTAGTTGCGTAAACATGGGTGAACTCATTCTTATTAATATAATCTACTATCTTAGGAACAATAGCCTGAGCTTCAGGTGTTCCTAAAGGGCCTGTAATAAAGTCATTCTGCATATCTATAATGACTAGCATCTTATTTACTTCTATCATCTTAATACCTCCTACTTACTCACCTTCTTTTGACTTTCTACCATATTATTTACGAATATCTCGCTAAAACTATTGAGACATTCTTCGGATACATTAGAGGCTATGAATTCCATCACATTCATTACTCCATACTCGAAATACTCACTGGTTTCATGACTAGCATCATATACACCTTTGAATATTCCTACATCGGAATTTATGATATCGTCATACACTATCTTGTATGCTTCTGATTTATCCATACTATACCTCCTAATATCTGTAAGTTACATTAGGCTGTACTGCTCCAACTATATAAGTTGCACCACAGTACTTGCAGTGAAAGATACCTTTATCTATGTCTATCTCTAATTTAGCTCCACAATCTCTACAACTATGAACGTAACCTACAGTTCTATTTACTTTATCTGTAAGAGTATTAATTAAATCTTGCATATGATTTATCATCATATCTTTATTATATAACTGAGATTCAAGAGTTGATAATCTATCTTTAGTGGATTCTTTATAACGGTTAGCTTCAGCATTACCTTTAATGAAGTATAACTCACCATTGTACATAGCAACTGTTTCTTCTTCATTAAGATATTGAATATTAAGAGTATTAAGCTCTGTATCTATATCATATATAGTATCAACAGTTTTTATACCATGTGCTCCTGTACCAACGTCTTTAAAATATGAGTGACTATCACCGATAGTTGATGAATGTATATTTGAAGCATTAATATAAGCCATAAAATAATACCTCCTATTATCTTTTCTTTATTAAGTTTTTAATTTTATCAATATTTAATTTTGGTTTATTATTTAGAGGACAATCATCCTCTCTAACACTATTACAGGATATATGCATTTTACTGCATATATCCCAACCATTAACTCGTTCAATGTATCTACAATTCTTTTTCTTCATTACTCTCACCTTCATAAGGTAATTTATCATATCCATCAGGATTAGGATTCTTATCATATAATACTTCAGTAGTATATGAAGTGGCATCATCTATTCTTTGATGCGTACTACACATAAATCCTAATGCATTATGGTCTTCGTATTTACATTCTAGAACACCTGCAGAGATTACATTCATTATAGGATAATCATCACTACCTAATCCATTAACGATAACTATTTCAAAGTCATCATCAACTTTGTTAAGAAGTTCTTTTAATTCTTTTACTGTCATTCTTGTTCTCCTTCCAATGTGTATATTAGTACAAAGATTACCAATCCTCGCTGACCATAATATCGATGCATTTTTCTCCGTCTTCAGTTTCAAATCTATTGTAACCAAGGACAAGTGTTTCTTCGTTGTAACAATCGCCATCGAGTGATCTTAACACGCCGTCAATCCATGAAAACTGACCAGCGAATCCACAAACTCCAAGTTTGTCATCAATTTTGATTGGTGTGACAACATGGACTTGTACTATGTCAAAGTTTTCATTAGCGAATAACTTATTGAACTTTTCAGGTTCATCAACAATTTCGAAATCAGCGTAGCGCTCTGTTGATTTCAGATATGTACGCATTTCTTCGTTCAGAGCTTTGTCAGAATGTCCCATGTTATTCTTCTCCTTTCGACTCTTCTTCATTAATAACATCAAAAATTATATTTAATTCTCCACCATGGCTATCACAATATTCTTTATAGGCCTTCTCATAATTCTCATATATCTCTTTATCTTCATCTGGAACTGTAAATTCACCATGAGGACATTTACTACAAAACATACAGTGATATCCTTCACCTATTTCACATTCAGGATATTTTTCATATAAAGGATTTTTAGGTGGATCATAAGATGTACCATCGGGAAAATGAGGATTAACGATTCGAATCATTTGTTCCTCCTTCCAAATCGCTCATATGATATATGACTCCAAATCAGTTCTTCAAATTCTTCTTCATCATCAAATACCTGTCCAATTTTCGTGAATATCGCTACCGCTTTCCATACATGTTCTGCAAGGGTTATCACCCCACCGTCTATTTTGATAAATACAATTAGCACAAGATTTAGCCATTGTTTTCTCCTCCCATATATGTACCACACTTAGGACAATATTTTGTTTGCTCTGTCTTGTTCCAATGTCCTGTCTTTTGTCCTTCTAATGATTTTATACCAATATCAAAAGCTTTAATATCTTTATCAAGAAGATTCGATGGTGAATCTATAAGTCTCTTTCGATACAGTTTTAATATTTCTATTGCTTCTTTATTATCCATTATAATAATACCTCCTATATAAATTAATTATCTGTCTGATACATTATTATAATTTATTATTGAAACAAAATTTACCCCTAGACTTTTTTGTAGTCTAGGGGTATTTTATTAATCGTATATTTCGTGTAGTTTTCTTTCTTCATCATCAAGTACATCATCTTTCTCTTTCTCTCGTCCAATACGATTATGTTTAAGATTCTCTGTACTAATGATTACTTCATTTACATACTGTTTATCAGCATATATAGCAATGTCTATAGTCTCATCCTGTCTCATAGGGAATGGTAATAGTAACTGGAAATTCTCATAGTTCATCTCACAGTCCATTCTCTTTGCTACATCTTCACTTCTATATACTCTTATATCTACAAATGATTCTGGAGATATCATATGATGTAATGAATATTCAACAGCTTTATTGAAATTACCATCACCTTTAAATATAGGTGATAAGTCTATTACCTGTTCACCTTCATCACAACAGTAACTAGTTACAGCTACCTGTGTCCAATTCTTCTCATTTTGAGGAGGTATTTCAAAGTTGTTAATACTATAAACTCCTATAGTTTTTCCATTGTGTTCATTTACACCTATCTTGTATACTAAAGGTTCTTGACAGAAGTATACAAAGAAATGAGGTATAGGCATCTCTAATGTGCAGTTCATTTCTACATGGAAGTTAGTATCGAGTTTACCTTCTCTATCCCCATCATCTATCTGTAGTTTATCTACATTAGATATATGAACGTACATATTATTCGCTCTTACAAAGAATTCAGGTTTCTGATTGATAGCTCTCATTTTGAATATGATAGGTAAATCTGAATATTTATTAAGATATGCTATGAATTCCAATATATCTACAATATTACCATCTTTATCTACATCAAAATGAGCTGCCTTAGCAACATTAGTCATTATATCGTAAGGTATATGAAAATCTGCATTGAGATAATCTCTCATTGTAGAGCCTACTCTAAACCAGAGTTCCATCTTATTCATTACATCAAGCTGTTCTGAACGAGAGTTTACTCTAACTTTAAAAGCAAAGTTCATTCTCATTGATCTCATCTTCATATAGATGAATGACATTCTATCATAATCTTTGAAGAATGACTGCATAAAGTTAGAAGTTCTCAATAACATTGTATGGTCTGCTTGATATAAATCAAGATTCTCTCTATCAAAATCATTCTCCAATGTAGGAACTATTGCTAACATTGGTTTCTCTCTTTTGATATTATAATTATTGAATCTCTTCCAATCATCGAGTACATGTTTACCATTTATATGAACCACTTTAAAGAAATCTTTATCAAACTTCTCTAAGAACCAATACTTCATATATTCAATAGCAAGAGAATATCCGTGTACATATGAAGGCAATACAAGATTTCTATAGAGTTTAGGTTTATAATCAACAAAGTCCCTAGGCAATGCTGCTCGTTTTTGTTCAGGAGTCATAGCTTCAAATCGTGAGGTTATTATCTCACCATAAGTGACTCTACGTCTTTCTTCAGCCATCTCTCTAATCCTCCAATAATTAATAAGAGGTAGAGTGTATAATCACTCTACCTCATTAGATTAACCTTCAATTTGGTCTAATTTATCGTAATCAACATAATAACCTATATTCTTACGCATAGATAATTTCTTCTTAGCTAATTCCTGACGAAGATCTCTGTATTCCATATCAACTGCAGTCCACTTAGCTTTCTCTACTTCAGAAAGGTTTTCTGTTGCTAAATAATCTTCGATAATACCAATTCTAGTATTAATCTGTCTAATAATAAATAAAGCTTCTTCCTGCTCTACACAGTTTTTAGCCTGAAGTTTAAACTCATATAAATCTGCTTCTATAGATTTTAATCCCTGAGCTTTAAGTGATCTAAATAATGATAATTCCTGGAGATAATTATCTTCTAATCTAGCAGATTCTGTCAATACTTCATCAAATGCTCTCTGAAGAGACTTCAAAGTATCAGTAATAAGTCTTTTTTCTAATACAGAACCAGTGGTCATTAAAGCATCAGTAAGTGTTGTTCTGGCATACTTAATATTAAGCTTGATGTCTTCATAAACCATAAGAGCCCACTGTAAGACGCCCAAATTAGGGGCTGTTTCGTTACCATCATTTTCGTAGACGTTCAAATTAAGATTTTCTATACAACTATACAGGGTATCCTTAATTTCGAGCTGATTTGGTACTTCTAGCATACCAATAGCCTCTCTATCTTTATATAATAAAGATGCTACATTAGTTAATACGCTCTTAAAAGCGAAGGTTAATATATCTGTATAATTAATAGAATTTCTAAGATGAATATCTCCATCTTTCAATGCAATTAATTCTGCTAAATAATCTTTAACTGTCTCTACAGCAGATTTATCCATTATAGAGTATACTTCTTCTATAATGTATGCAGCTATCTGTTCTCCAGTTAAAGCATATATCAATTTAGAATCCAATTCCATATTATATACATTAATGTATCTATTCTCATTAACGTCTAATAAGAATTTAATCATTAATTCAGCAGGAATAATAGGATTAACCTTAACACCAAATAACACATGATCAGTATTATTAGTAAATATAACTCCAGAGCAAGTAATACCAGGAGTACACTTATTAATTACGTCTTTTAATGCTGTTAAATCCTCTTCAGGTACATTAAAATCTTTATCAAAATTTTCTTTTATCTTAATACATAAAGGAATTAATTCATTCTCATAAATGTACTTGATATCATCTATTAGTATCATACGACATTCTCCTTTACTATATGATATAAAGCCATATTATATAAATGTAAACTGTGTTTTTTAGGATATAAAAATAAAGTCTAGGAGTAATTATACTCCTAGACTTATTATAAAATATAAAAAAATAATAATATGTGTTACTATACATCTTGTCTGCCATAAAATTGAATCTCTTTTGCAGCACCAAGTGCTGAGGTAGCTCCTCTATAATTAGATGTAATATATATTCTGTAATATTCATACGCAGTCATATTATTAGCTATAAATGTAAACCATATATTGCTATTTACACCATTAGGAATTATATCTGATAATATCTGTGTATAAGTTGTTCCGTCATTACTGCCCTCAATAATAAAGTTTCCAATGTCTGTTTTACTATTGTTGTAATTAGGCATGATTTTAAATATCTTAATTTTTTTAGCACTTGAAAATTTATAACCGATAATACTCGGAAATGCTCCTGTTCCTGAACCTGACCACATTGTATTCGGATTATTATCAAATGCCATATATGCTTTACTAGATGTATCAAACTCATGATTTGCAAAACATTCTCCACTTGGTGTAGTATTAGATGTCATTGTAGGCACTTCTGTATTTAATACTTCAGCATAATAAGTACTATTCGCAATAGCATTAAGCCATGTTTCATTACTTAATAATGCATCAGCAGCATAATTATCAGCTCCTATTAATTGCATAGCAGTTTCATTAACACATATTTCATTAGCAAATGCAACACAAGTTGCTAAATAATCCATACCACTATGACTAGCAATTAATACAGGTAATAAATCACTATCTGCTAATACTTGTGATACTGTTGTATAATTCTTATTAGTTATACCTGCTGCAAGTAACCAAGATTGTACACCACCTTTTTCTCTACCATAGAACTGAAGTTCTGAAACCAGAATCATATCGTTATCGCCTATACGAGTACCACTTGTAAATAATAACCTATTATATAAATAATTATCTCCATTATCATCAACTACAAAACTAGTATATTGTACGGGAATTGGAGAAGTAGTACCCGATATTGTAACATCGAAATTCTTTTTATCTATCCAATCAGTCCCATTATTAGATACCTGGTACTTTATACTCATTGTACGGGCAGGTGACTTAAAAGTTCCGTACCAAAAATCTACCCTTCTAATATTACATACATTATCAAACTTATAATATATGTAATTGTTTGAAGAACTATCTCCTGTCCACCATTTTCCATCAGAAGTATTTCCATTAAAAGCGTAATATGGATCATATCCACTTCTTGATACATTTGCACCTGCTTCTCCACTCGGAGTAGTCGCACTCGTCATAGTAGGTACTTTAACATTAAGCACACTCTCAAAGTATGTACTATTACTTATAGCTTTACACCAGTCTTTATCGGATAATAAAAGATTAGATGCATAATCATTAGCACCAATGTATTTCATAGCATTTTCATTAGCTGCAAATTCAGTAGCCCAACCAGGAACTGTAGTAAGATAATATACAGCATCATGATTATTTAATAATGCTCTTAATGTTTCTGTATCATTAAATACTTCTGATAAAGATGTATATGTTTTATTAGTAATACCTGCTGATAATAACCAAGATTGTACACCACCATCTTTTCTGCCATAGAACTGAATTGCACGACTAGATTCACCATATAATCTAGGATATAAGTCTGACCATGTATTAGTATTTATCATTGTAAGGCTTAATTTCACATATCTTGCTTGCATAGGTGATGTAATAATATTTGTGAGTGTTCCGCCTGTGCATGTTCCTGCTGTTGTATATGTAATATCATCTTCTGATACTTCAAGTGTTGCAGATGTGTACTGTCCAGTGTGTGCGTTTTGATTTGCAAGTTCAGCAAATACAAAATTGAATGAATAACCAAAATCATATTTTATCCAACCAGTAGCAGACTGTCCCTGGTTAATTGGATGGTTTGAAACCCAAGTATCATTAACTGTATTTGAAAATGCTTTATATGGTTCGTTTCCGCTTCTAAATGAATCAGCACTTACTACACCAGAGGGTGTTGTATTGCTTGTCATTGTTGGAACTTTAACATTAAGCACACTCTCAAAGTAAGTTGAATTACATATAGCATTAAGCCAAGTGCTATCTGCTAACAATGTATTACTTGCATAGTTATTAGCACCGATGTAGGACATTGCAGATTGATTATCTGTTACACCCTCTGATATTGAATAAAATTGCAACAAATAACCACTTCCTACAAATGGTTGTGGTGCTTCACTACCTGATAACAATGTCATTCTGTAATACAAATATTCATTGTCATTTGTAAAGGATATATCTGTATATGCGTTATTGCTATTTAATAAAACATTTGTAGCAAAAGTTGTCCAATTTGTACCATCGTTTGATGCAGATATTTCCACTTTCTGTGTATAACTTGTGCCACTATCATTTTTGTATAATGCTTTTAAATTTGTAGCAAGAGTAGGAGCATCAAATTTATACTGAATCCATGCAGGATATGAAGATTCACTAGGCATCCATCCATTTGCACTTTCTCCCGCAAATCCTTTCCAAGCCTGTCTTGTTGTAGATGCTTCTGATGATGCACTTGCAATACCACTCGGTGTTGTATTACTTGTCATTACAGGTACTAATGCTTCTTGTTTAATCCATTCTTTGCATCTTACTAAATAATCCATTGCATTTTCAGAATTAATTAGTACTCTTAATAAAGAAGTATCTGCTAAAACTTCTGATAATGTAGTATAACTAGTTGTTGGTATTCCAGCACATTTTAACCAAATAGGTATATCATTTATAGGAGTAACTGTTTTTCCATCGGGAACAACAGGTCCAGGAGGTATTATTCCTCCACCTCCTCGTACACCAGCTTTATATCCTCTAGACATAATTAAACCTCCTTAATTATTTTTGTTTAAATTATGTTTTAAATTGTCTGTAAAAAATATACATTGAGTACGTTCTGGAAATTGTGTTTCTTTTATTCTAGTCTTAATAATATTAACCTTATTAATTTCTTTTTGTATAATATTATTAATTCTATTATTTGAATTAATTTCCATAATGGTACTTTCCTTATATAAATATTAATTAACGTTACATCCGACTATAACGGAATATTTGACACCTTCTATGGGAATTACTCAAACATGTTTGACTTTCACAAGCTTTTAATGCCCTATAGGCTCTGTATAATATTATCCATTGATAAAATCAATATTATATAAGTGTTGAAAATGGGACAGTATAGTACTGTCCCATTTTTATTTATGTATTAGGTGCATATGTATAATTTGAATAAGTATATCCATACGAATAATGATCTTGATATACGTTATAATAATATTGATAATACATATATAACAGCCAATTATATGAATAAAAAGTACCCTTGGAGTAATCATCAACTTGCTTACTTCCGTATGTATTATAAGTATAAGATGTATACCAATATCTTGTAGCAGTACCCTTGCCACCACGAGCAGCATAATCAGTGTATGCTATGACACCACCTATATAATGGTCAACCCTAACGTAATATGTATATATATATTCATATGTAGCACTATGTTGTTCATATGTAGTATTTGTACCACTAACATAATATTCAGTATGACTACCAGATTTATAATAATAATATCCAGATACATAATTATAGCTTTTATGCTCATAGTATGGATAAGTTAGATTATATGCATAATCCCATTTTTCAGGTATAAAGTACAAATAACTATATCTATCTTCTCTATATCCATCAGGAACTATATTGGTATAATAAAATGCACCATAATCATGTAATAATCGTTTAGCATCTTCATTATCTTTAATTTTAATCTTAAAATCAGAAACAAAATCATCCGCTTCATGATTTATATTAAAATTACTAATAGATAATTTATCTGGAGTTCTATAATTATAATTTACAATATTATATGCATATTCAGTCTTCGGCTCATATACTGCATAAGAACGATATCCATATACATTTTGGTGTGAATAATAGTAATATGCAATAGCACCACCACTATATATAGGAATAATTTGATTATACGAATATAATATATACGGAATTGATTCATAACCGGATATATAATTATAAACTGCAGTAGTGTAACTATATGTATACGTTACTTCATGGGGTGTTCCTACTTGTATCTTAAATCTAGGAGCTTCTTTATCTGATTCATTATATAAAGGAATCTCCTCTGTTCTTACTTCATTAACTTTAATTTTAAGTGTACCAATCCTATTAGTATGAAGTATGATACTATATGCCTGGGATATTTCATATCCTCTATATAAACTACCAACACTATCATCAGTATTATAATAAACTACTATACGATAATGATA